TTAAATCAATCTCTTTTCGTCTAGGAAGGCTGTCATTCTATAGAAATCGTAGCCGCCGTTAACTGGCGAAGGAACCATTCCCGCTGCCTTCGCTTTATCTGAAGCTGCTTGTGCCCATTCCGGGATTGTATTAGGCATTACATAGTTTTGTAGGACCATCAATTGATATTTAAGTTCAACTATTTCTGCCTCTAGTCGTTCTACTTGATCTTGAACGGACATAGTTATCGCTCCTTTTCCAAACCCGCTATCCAATTGAGCCACACCCCAAAAGCTGGACACATGCTATACTAGTCCAGACGAAGGGGTGCGGCTCATCATGGTCCACGGGTTTTCTTGTGCTTACTATTTATTTAAGGATTGTTTAATGAGTTGATGAGCCAGAACCGTTGCGCCAGTCACAAGCACGCCTTGAATAGCGCCTTGCAGCACATCGCCGACGATCATAATACCACTGGCAATACCGAGTCCGAGCAGCGCCCATGGGATTGTCCAGTCAGAAACCTTCGGCGTGTTCTTCAGCAGCAGGCCGATAATAAAAAGCACCGGCATAAGCACCAATGCTTCAGACATGATGTATTGGATGATATCGTTCTCCATATTCATTTCACCTCCTTTCCATTCTCAAGGAGTCCGAGCCTGTCCAGTAAAACGGCCGCCTGCGCACGCGTGAGCGGTTGATCTGGAGCAAAGCGATCTGCGGCGACGCCGTTTAAGATACCAGCCCTGATCGCCTTAACGACAGACGCTTCCGCCCAATGGCCCGAGATATCCGTAAAGCCTTCTACCGTCTTAGGAGGCTTCGGCTCCGGAGTAACTGGCGGCTGCGTCGTCCCTGCAGGCGGCGTGTATTTGTGGCCTTCAAACTGGCAATACGCCTTAACGACAGCCTCGGCGTAAGTCTTCCAATTTTCAATGAGGCGCGCAGCGTCAGCTGGGCTACTGCAAAAGCCGTACTCGCTGATTATCGTTGATACATTACCAGTCAGCCGATGCATAAAATAATAATCGTTTGTGCCTGCTTCGTTTTTCCTGCTAAAGACTGGTGTAGATCTCTTTGGTTGTCCTGCATCGGCAATAGCTTGCATAAGTGCCGTAGCCAGTTTGCCGTCACTATAGATGCTGTGTATCGTCTCAACACCCGCAGCTGTAGACGATGATGCGGAATTAACATGATTCGATATGCAATGCTCGGCCCCACTATCCTTGACCAGCGCAGCCCGCGCATTTGAATCCAGTGTGATATCACTGTCCCGCGTCAACGCCACTTTGATGCCCAACTCTTTGAAACGCTTGTATTGATAGAGCGAGATGTCCAGCACCATATGCTTTTCAACAATCCCGTTCCCACTCGCCCCCGGGTCCTTACCTCCGTGCCCTGGGTCAATGACAAGCTTCGGTTTTTGATCTCCAATAAGCTTCAATTTTGCCGCCCCCTTGATACATAATGCCGCGCCGAGTTTGCGGCCATTGCCGCTGTCAGCCGGATAAAGTGTCGTACTACCACCGCCGTCACCGTTAATCGCCACTACGCAACCTAGAGTCTTCATGATTTCCGCCAACGCCTTCAGAGTGACTTCTGCCCGCGTTCGAACAATGACCAGTTCGTACGGCGATTTCAGGCCGTAGGCGATGCGGATATGCTTGGCATTGTTAGCCCATATATCCTTGCCGAGTTGATCGCGCTTGATGCCATCGTCCACGACATCCACTCCGCCGGCAAGCAACGGTGGCGATCCCTGCAAGGACCACGTTACACCTGCAGGCGGCCTGCCGATGTGCATCGTTTCATCCGACAGCATAAAAAGCGAGTCGCGCGCGATCGTCTTTGGCCCGTCCACTGATACCTGTTTTCCACCAACGACGTTCCGCCCTAACGGCACGCCTCCAATCTTGTATTCTGCATAAGGTAGATTCCCGGCCACATCCGCCCCGGTAGCCACCGCGAGCTGATTGATAGTCATCTTAGCTCCAAAGGCGGCGTAGATGTCATCAACTCGCGAGTCGGCCTCGCAAACATCACAGGTAACACCGTTGATTTTTATTCGCTGGATCATGGCTTAAGACCACCGCCAATGATAAAGGCGACCACGGCTACAAGCACCGCCCCGACCATTGTCCGCCATATCCATTTTTGGTTGTCTTCGATTTTGTCGATACGCTTATGAGCTGAACTGGCAGAAGCGCGGGCTTCAACAGCCATTTCATTCGCCGTAATTGCTCGATCGAGTTTGCCGTCCATGCCGTCAACCTTCGTTTCGACTCGCGTCATGCGCTGCAACATTTCATTTTGCATGTCTGGCATCTTATCGTCCCTTTCCCAATAAAATAGGCCCCGCCTATGCGGAGCCTTAAAAATCTTGATCTGTAATCACTTTGTATTGCTCAGGTGTTATTGCTTTGTAGGTAACATATTGCCGTAATTGCGAGTCTGTTGCCCAGCCCTTTTGATAGTAAAATTGGATACGCTCAAAATCACTCATTATCAACCGCACCTCCTTCCAGCGCTAAAAGCCGCAATTCCATCTGCACCATTTGCGCACCTAGCATGGCATTAATAGCTTTTAACTCAAGCGCCTCCAGCTCTTGTTGTACCAATTGCGCACCCATTAAATCGATATCCATTAGCGGATTCGGCTGCTGGCCAATCTCTGCTGGATCAACTCCGGGATAGTTGGAGCTAATATACACGTAAGAGATTGGCCTGTCATCTAGCAAGGTGGCAACGCCTGCTCGCGTTTCAATTAAGAATTCTTCACCAGCAGCGAGCTGGAAAGAAACCTTTACTCCGGATAACTCTGCAGGCTGGCCAAGGTAATCAAAAAGAGCAGCTCTCACTCCTCCGTCTACAAGCTCGGCCCGAATGTGGTAACGCATTGAATGATGGACCCATTCTCCCGGGTTACGTTCGATCATCACTTGTCCGTTTTCTTCTATGCGGGTGTTTTTTGGCAGCATTTTATCACTCCTGTCTAATCCATAAACTCAACGTAGTCTACTGCGGATGTTATGTTTGCTTGTTGCGTGGTTAATTTTTGTCGTGCCTCTATTCGAAAAGAGCTTTCGAAGTCGGTAGGTACTTTAATATCTACCCTCTGGTTAAAAGCAGAAGCAGAGTACGTGACCATAATCATACGACTCAAATTAGAGTCTGCTGTACCGCCGATATGAATGTCGTGCCAAGCCCCGCCGTCTACACTAACTCGAACATCAGTATAGCGAACTCCCCCTATTTGTCCGTCTTTGACCGCAATAACCGTAATCCTGTCAATACGTCCCTTAATGCCTGTAACTTCTCCAGCAACAACCCATTGATTTGGGTTGACGTTAAGGTGAGTTGTTTCAATGCCTCGCAGAATCTGTGGCATACGTTACATCCCCCTTAAACCAGCGCATAGTCAGCAGAGCCTTGCATCTGAGTAGCTGCTACTGTTGACATGATTTCGATTTTAAGGGACTTAAACTCAATGTCAGTAAAATAATCAAGAGAGTAGGCTGCGGAGTAGGCAGTTGTACCGCTTGCGTGAGGATAGCCACGTCCGTTATGCGCTTGCCCTGATTCTGTTGCAAGTGAGGATTCTACTCCGTCCACTCTTAGCCGGACGCGATAATTATTGTTAGTCTGCGTGCCTGTCACGACTAAACGGCTCAGCCTACCAGCGCTCGATATATCAATCAATGTGTAATACGTGTTAGCTACGGGATTGTTGATGTTTATATCTGCTAATCTGACGTTTGGCGTTATGAGTCCCCCGCCGCCTGAGCGGCTCCATTCCGGCCATACAACGTTGCCGCGGCGAGCCCTTGTCCAAGTACCCTTACCTTGGTCACTATAAAATATCTGCAAAATGTAATAGTCGTCGCGCCTTACAACGCGATAATAGCCGCTTGGCTGAGGGCTGTTTGTGGCCCCCTCAGTCACATAGTACCAACCAGGGGTCAGCTCGTTGTTCATGTTGACCCCCGTCTTAACGACTAATAATCCGGATGATGCTAAATTATTAATCTCTTGACCAAGCTGGTTCATGTCTGTTGGGCCGACTGTATCGCCCATCTTCCAGTCCGTTTTTGCCAAGTCACTAAACCTCCTTTACCGTTATGGTCTGGAGCATCATAAGGTCTGCCACAACGGGCACGTTTACTGGTCTGCTCGTTAAGACCTTATTCGACATATCCTTTAGCTCTATCATTGTAATGAGCGATACTTCCGCTGCTGGCACGATGTAGTTTAGCGCCATGACATTGTCCGTCACTGCTTTAACAACAAAGTCAGTAATGACAAATGAACCATTGATGACCACTTTGTCGACTCTACTATTAACATGTTGCGCAATACTATTAAGTAGATCGGAATCGATCATGTTACTGGCACCTCCACACCCAGGGTCATAAACGGCTTTTCGCCAAGCTTCCAAGATCCGTCCAGCTTATAATTTCGAGTTATGACTTGTCTGCTTAGATACTCTTTCAGACCAATATCATCATCCAAAGCGGTATTCTGTTGATAGAGCAAGTTGGCCGGCTTAATCGTCTCAACCGTATGCAACACTTCGCGAAAAACACTAGCGTTGTCCAGGTTGGTCGTAACCGTAAGTACAAAAGCTTGCGGGTCGACTGATACGATCGTCATGCCGCTTCCTACCAACATATCTAACTGCTGCTGCAGGTAGCGGACTGTAAACGGCGGCTTGGTTTGATAGCGGTTAAGAATGCGACGGCGCCTGAATTCTAGTGTTTCAGTCGGATCTGCTTGAATTTCCAACATCAGCTCTCGCCGGCGAATAGCCTGATGCCCTGCTGACAGGACAAATTGGTCATTAAAAAGCTGGTCCACCGCATTTTGCAGTAGATCCAGCTCAATACTTTCCGTGTGACCCAACCGTAAAAAATCTTCGACGACGTTATAAAAATCAGGCAGATGACTTAATATACGATCAGCCATTAATGATCACCGCCCCCATCACAGGTACTTCATCGACGCCAAGGATCAGGTTAGATGCTGAGCCATTTATCTGTGTCCCTTCAACATCCTCCACTCCTGCAACTGTAAGCATCCGTGCATCAATTTGCGCGGTCCGAACAATGAGTTGTTGCTGATTAGCCCAATCGTGCCTCAGCTCCAATAAATATCCGGATATAACCGCAGCGATCTCTGGCTGTACTTGACCTGGAGTTACTCCACTGGCTAGTGTCAATGTGGTTTTAATGTTAATGGTTTGCCCTGCCACGCCGACAACGGTCACTACATGCCCGATAGGCGCTTGACCCACCCCTTGCCCGCTATTAACCGTCGGGTCCATGTAAGTCTGGACTTCCGAAACCAATGCCGAGGATGGCGGCTGCCAGTCCGCTGCTATCAATGTGCATTTGACCGTCCCCCCGCCCTGCCATGCAGGATAGATCTTGACGGCGCCGACGCCGGAGATCGCATTTATCTTTTGCTTGTAGTCGGCGACATTGCCACCAAACGGCGGTTCATTAACCGCTGTATAAAATCGTTGGCGCAACGCTTCATCCGCCTCCGCGTCTTCCCCTGGAACCAAAACATCCGAAAGCACTGCTCTCGCTAGTCCATCCACATAATCGATCGGCAGCATTGCACCATACTGTTCATTGCCAACTGTACCCACGGTTTCGCATCTCATTTGATACGTGCCCATACTGATCCGCTGCCTCACGACATAAGTCAAACCACCAACCGCAAAGCGGCTGCTAATAGGAACATCCATCAACGCATTGCTCGCATTGTAGAACTGTCCACGACGGACAGCAGCCGTGGCCGGATTACGGTTAACACCAAACTCGGAGGTTCTGCGGCTCAAGTATTCTCCGCTGGCCGTATCCACAAAGGACAGATTATAATTAACATCCAAATCGATATACATCTGGGCCAGCTCTACCGCTGCCGGCGCGCACGCCTCGTAAATCACGCTACCCTGACGCTTATCGATATCCTCCGGCACTCTGGCCAACATACGCTGCAAAATAAAATCGAATGTCATATGCTCATACAACAGTGCTCACCTCCTGCTCGAAGCTGCCAAAGGCAGTATGAACCACGAAGCGGATCATAATTTGTTCTCCAGCCACCTCTGTAGTAATCTGATCGATCCGGTCGATGCGATCATCTGTCATAAGCGCTTCTTCAATTAATCGTTTTGCCTCTGATTCCGCAAAAATTGGGTTGCTGCCCAGGAGCAACGGCAACTCATGGCCGTAATCAAAATCATAGATATCGTGGTTGAAGCGTACCGTCTGAAGCGCTTTGAATACGGCTTGCTTGACGGCATCAAGACCATAAATACGGCCAGTAATTTTACCTTTGTCTAAATCAAGCTGCCAAGTCAAAGATGGCTGTGGATGATCATCCAAAGGACGGTCCAGCAAGGCTGGATCCAGTTCAGGTATCATTGCCGCTCACCATCCTATCCAAAATGAGATACTGCTGCCCGCCTTGCACACGAAGCAGCACCACCTTATCGCCTTTCTTCAATCCGCGACGTATGACAACCGGCTCCTCCGGTAGAGCAGCTGACGTTGTCTTTGTAGCCGGCCCACTGTCACTCGTGTCCGTGTATTGATGGGTGTGGTACAGCGGCAACTCCAACCGGGTCAACGACTCAGGCACAATCAAAAAATCCGCAGGGAGGGAAAAACGTTGGTCCACGTTTACCTCCAGCGGATTATCATCAGTTATTAAGCCAAACATCACAGCGGCCGGGCTCGTCGCATCCACCGCACCAGCTGCAGCTTGTTTGATTAGGCTAAGTAAATCTGCCATTACACCACCCTCATATCCAATGTCATCGAATGTTCGGAGCCGTCAAAGTTATGGGTACACTCGTCAACGAGTAATGCCTGGTCAACACTGTATTCGGATATCCGGATTCTTATGCGCATGCCGGCGCGGACCCGAGTATCTCCCAAGGCACTAATCTTAAGCGATTTGGTCTCCCGGTTTTTGATTAGGGACAATGAGTTAAGCAGCTCCTTGATCTGTGCCTCGTTCGCATCCTCTTCAACGCTCTGATAAAGCTGCAGCACGCCCCAACGCTTTATATTGACTGTATCTTGCGACATAAAAATGTCGCGTTTACCAGTCTTTTTGTTTGACCTGTACAGCTTTATGCGGTTGTAGGTATCGCTGTCAATCGATGTCTTTACGCTGTAGTCCGTCATTAAGCTCCCATCGCCGATGTAAAAATCCAATTGCCTGTCATCGATGAGACGCAAGCAAAGAGACCCAAAATCATCGTATAGACAATAGTCCTTTCCGGTGTTCGCATAGGTAATCGTAATTGCCTTGCAGATGATATCAATTAGCTTTTGACCATCTTCGCTCATCGTCTTGATCTTATACCCAGTATCATCTACCGTACCGAGCTTGATTTCAAAGTCCTTAGCGATTCGACGCAGGACATCGGCGGCGGTTACGCCTTTGAATACATAAGTATCCGAGTTCATCAGGTAGCGCGTCTGGTCATATGCTGTGATTTTTACTGCCTCGTCGCGGCCGCCGTCTATGCTGAAGATGTAGCCGTGAAAAAGATTCGTTTTTCCAACACGCAAACGGACAACATCGCCATTGCTGTAGGCGAAATCCTTCAGCTGATACAGCGGGGCTCCTTTGATAAGTGTGAAGCTGATGCTCCCCGCCTTACCAATCCGCGACGTCTTCCAGGACATACCCTCCACAATCTCGGAGATATCCCATTCAGCACCCTGCTTATTGATGATCTTAACATCCATCATGGCAGCTTCAGCACCTTTCCTGCAGCAAGACGCTTCAAGTCAGCGTCTTTGATACCATTTAGCGTCTGGATTTCCTTCCAGCGATCGCCATTGCCGAGTTGTTTTTGTGCAACCTTCCAAAGCGAGTCGCCGGCAACCATTGTGTACGTCTTTGGCTGCTGCTTATCATTAGGGCGGGGCTTGGTGGTCGAAGCTTTCTGAGCAGTTCCGCTTCCGGTTGGTGCTTTTTGCACGATCTTACGCGCAGCATAAAAGACATACTTCTTTAATTTGATGTTATATTCGATATCCCCGCCGCTGCCGGCAACCTCGCGCCAGTCAAATGATTCGATTGAAGCTGGTGTATTAATGTCAAAGCTATCACTGGTCATAATAAATCGGATCGGCCTCTTTTGGTTGAGCCAAAATTCGATCATCTCAATGTAAAAGTCAGGCGGATACAACTCGGAGACCGTCACAAACGGATAATGGCGAGCGGGAAAAATACCACTGAAGCTATATTCTGATAGCCTCCGCTCTTTTATGACGTTGATTTCCCCCAAGCCAGCAACGTTGTAGGTCTTGCCTTGTCCAGACTCCCCAACGTCAATTGCCGAGGGGTTGACTGGTATCGGCAGCCTGCTAGTCTTGTTGTTAAAGCTCAGCTCAATACCATATATTTTCATCGCTCTCCACCTCTATCCATATGCCGCATCTGCGCTTGCAGCGATATCCTGTTCCAACTGAGTTGTAATGCGTGACACGATCGTATTTAGATCGCTCTCATTACGGATGTGCGTATCCCCGAAGTTTATACTCGGCTGCAGCGTAACATAATTCTGAATGTTCTTCATTTCTGCGAGCTCGCGCATCATCTTCAGATCCTCACTGCTAATATCAACCGAGTCCTTGATCTTATCGACTTGCTTAACGTTATCGACGCTTAAAGGCTCATCGTCAATCTTCCATTTACCGTTGTCCAGACCTCCAACCAAAGGCGGGGGAGCAAACTGATCCTCCTTCTTCTTTTCCTCCTCTTCTCGCTTCCGTGCTCGATCCTCCATTGTATCGAGGACCTTCTGTTCCCGAGCAGCAGCTTTAGCGGCAGCCGACTTATCCATTTCGGCGATGGCTTCTTCACCTGCTTGTTTAATAGCTTCAGCTTCAGCAGCAGCTTTCGATGCAAACTCCACATGACCTACTGCATCAAGGCTTACACCTGGTATCTTATTAAGTTTTTCGATTAGATCATTAACCCGATCAATAACACCATTAATCAAACTCTCCATAATTTCAAGCGACTTGACCCGCATGCTCTGGAAGATGTTAACGATGCCATTGCCAATCCGTCTGAAGAAAATCGGGATTTGATCAAAGAAATTTAGGATCATATTCCATCCGCGCATCATGGCAGCTGCAAACGCATCGTTTTTTTGCCATAACAGGACTAAAGCTGTAATGACACCAATAATAAGTGTCGCAATTAGTACAAAGGGGTTAGCGTTCATGATAGCGTTAAAGAGCGCTTGTGCAATAGCGGCGATACGAAGCGCCGCGCTCACACCTTTTGTCATGATCAGATAAGCAGCAATCGCAGCTACAATGCCCCACAGTATCGGTTCTATCCAGCTCCAGTTATCAACAAAAAAAGTTGCAGTAGCCATCGCTACCCCCATAACGGCTTGGATTATACTAAAAATACTACCAAACACGGTCATCACAATAGATTCAATTACAGGCATGTTATCCATTATATAAGAGGAGAACTGAGAGATAATCGGCATGAGTCCATAGCCGATTTTATCCGTAACTGACCCCCATGCATTGGCTAGCCGGATTGCTTGTCCTTCCGGCGTCTCTCCCATTGCTTGAGAAAGTCCCGATAAGTTTTCGTCAATCATTTGGATTACGAGAGCAGCTCGCTCTGCCTCTGTACCGGTCTTAAGCAGGGTTTGTTCGGCTTCGCTAAAAATGGCATCAATCTTAAATCCATTACGAGACAGAGCATTAATGTCACCCATCATGACCTTTCCCATGAGGTTTGCCGTCTGCATCAACTGATCTTGGCTAACACTCGCACCATAGGTCTCAGTCGCCAGATTGTACATGGATTCCGTCATTGCTGATACGTTTGAAGGGTCATAGACATATTCTGCTAACTGCGACTGACCGAAGATGCCCGTGCTCGCAGCTATGGATGTAGTTGCCTCCAACTCGTTTGCACGTTGCTTCACTAGCTCAATGCCATCCTGCGTCATCCCATTAACATTACTCATAATGGACTGGAGCCGCTGTTCAGCTCTTATTTGGTCATTGGCACCAGCTAATGAAGTACCTAAAAATGACTTCATCTGATTGATTCCAATGTACGTTGCACCTATTGCCGTAATTTTTCCAAGAAGCCCGTCTCCAGCTTTCTCCCCATCTTTGAGGCTTTTGTTAAAACGCTCTTGTTCTTTTTTATTGTTTCGGATCTCGCCCTCAGTGGAGTCTATAATGTTATGCAGCTTGGTATAGGAGGATTGCACCTTTGATAGATCACCGGCTTGCATCGCTCGATTCATAGCATTTTGCTCGTCAATTGCATCGTGTATTGTCTTCCGGATCTTCCCCGCGGAATCATTCAATGCGTCGAAAGCTTCTGGCGATGCATTTGCGCTCATGCGATCCTTCTGTTGAGTGACTTGCTGCAACTGAGCATATAATTGCTCCAGACGTGTTTGCAGTGCATTTATATCTTCAGCGGCATTGTCAGGCAAGAAGGATATATCAGATCGATCGAGAGCCATCTGCGAGGTGGCCAACTCATCCATCTTGGACTGCAGCGCCGTGATCTCTTGGGCGTACCTTTCCACGCCGGATGTCTGAAACATTTCTGGGCCGTCCCATGAATCCCACTTCACTGGTTCCGACATCGTTACTGACGATATTGGTCCAGGAGTTTCTGCCGGAACGGTGGGGGCCGGAGGCTGCTTACTAATTTCGTTATTGAGTTTTTCTTGAGCTAAGACCGCCTGACCAATCGCATCAGCCATTTCACCCTCGACGGATATTAACGCCGCTTTCGTTGAGCTCATTGATTTCGACAATGTCTCAATTTGTCCTATTGACTCATACATTTTTTCTACTGACGAGATTAAGGCGTCCATGGACTGCGTTATGCTCTGTATCGGCGCTGTCATAGCGTCCATTAGTTTTAGCGTTGATGTAACGGTTGGCAAAGCCTCACCTCCTTCCAATACAAATAAAAAGACCCCTCGAAAATGAGGGGCCTAACTGACTTAAGATTTGTTTACTGTACGCTTTTGAATACTTCTACAGCTTCATCTTTTTTTGTTTCGAGAGCAAAGCGGCCATTAGTCGGCCAGTCCGAGAACCCGGAATTTTTCAACGAATCACTCAGTTTACCAGCAGATTCGTATTCATATATTTTAACAGGGGACCCGTCCATATAAAAAATAACTCCGTCTTTAGCCTTAACAGCCTCAAACATTGGTTTTTCATTTGGATCAACTTCTACTCCCGCCTCCGTGTAAGCAGAAATGAAATCCTGTAGCGTTCTTTCATCCTTTTTACTGTCCCCACCGTTTGAACATGCTGAGACAATTACCATCGATAGCAAAATCAGACTCATAAAAATTTTCTTCAACACACTTCCTCCTCGTTTCTACTATTTTCTACATGTTGCCACATAATACCACATAATACGAGGAATCGCCTATTTCCGTTTCATTTTTGCCGTTTCTTTCTTCTCAGCCGCTATTCTCTCATCGATAGCGGCCATTACAAATGCTTTTTCCTCTCGTGAGAGTGCCATAAACTCCCCCGGCCACTTGTGAAACTTATGGAGGGCATAGTACGCATAGTTTGCGTCTGCGTCGCCCTCCTGTATTAGTTTTTTGCTTCGTCAACCAGCGCGCTCATATCGACATCGAATCCGCTAAGCTCTTGGATCTTACTTGCTAGTGTTGTGACCTCACCAGCCAGCAGCGTGCTCTCAACATATTCCTCAGGAGTGTGCAGCCCAAGCTTTTGAATGCTTTCAGCATGTTTGAAATCCGGCACGACAGTATGGTTGATGATCATGCGCAGGTTGAATCTATGAGAGTCAAATTCAACCTTGCGATTCTTCTTTACTTCTGTGCATGATTTACGAAGGTCATTAAAATCTGGATTTGACATGGCCTTAATTTTAAACTTCAGCAGATTTCCATCTTTGTCTTTAAAACGCGTAGAAACCGCGACATCCTCCGTCAGATCGGTCACCAGGTTGCTATTCAGAAAGTCTTGTAAACTCATAGTTAATCCCTCCAAGTTATAAGTTGTGAAAAATAAGGCGCCTGATTAGGCGCCAGTAATAGTATTAAATTTCTCCCCAATTTCATAATCGGAGAACGTAAACAGCAGCTCCTCTTCAAGCATGTCGTCACTGCTTGCATCGAAGCGCGCCGCGATTACACTGTCGAGATTGCACTCCTTCAAATATGTGATCTGCTTGCCCGCCGTACTGCCCGGCTGTTCGTTGACAATCATCAGCTCAAACCAAAAATCCACACCCGTCCTGATGTAGTCGCGCATAAGCTGCCGAAAGATAGAAGAAACATAGTAAATTGTCAGTGAACCAGATCCGGACCAGCCAGCGGCCCGTTGCGGTGTGTTCGTCTTGCCCAGCACGGGCACATCCACTTTATTTTTCTCAATGGTAGCCTCAAGAGACTTAGCGTAGAACAGTTCCTCCTTACGACCACCAATTGTCACGTAGGCTTTCGCCGATTTACCGCTGATTGCATCTGTTTCACGAAAGTAGGACATCTCTTACTTCACCTCCACGCAAATATAGATTTTTTCGATAGCATCCACCGGCTTAATATTGAGGTTAATCACGACGCTATCTGATTCCGCACCCTCTGCTACGGCGATATCCGTTTGAGCATCAATACCTTCGATTGCTCCGAGTCCTTCCAATGCAAGGAGATAATTTGCAACTTCCGAAACAAGCAGCGCACGGCCATCTGAAGTATTGCCGATTTTGCCAATGTAGAAGGTTTCAAAGATTCGCCGAACATCATTCGCAAGACTATCCAAGACACGGATAACACGATTTTTGCTGAAGCTCCTACCACGCTCTTGGGTAAAGCTCGTATAGGTGTTGATGTCCTGCTCGACAATGGCGCGACCCTGATTAGCTGTGAACACGAATTCGCCCGCCTGAAGTGCCTCTACGATTTGCGTATTCGTATAGCGAGGAGACGCATCCACCGCGCCATCATAAGCGCTATAAGTCAACGACTGGTTAACCGGTGCGGCTGCTGTTGCCGCTGCGACCCATGCTGTTGCCTGAGCAGCTGTCAGCGTAGTGCCGTCCGACAGAACAACACCGTTCTTAACACTGATTACACCCTCGTAATCAGCTGAAGGGTAATTCTCCACCACCAGTTGCAGCTTCTTGCCTTCCGTCTCTCGCAGCCTGCGGACAAAAGCTGTATACACGCCTTTTAACGCCACGTCTGTGCCGGTATAAGCAATCGTATTCAAATCATGCAATTCAATAGCCGACATATAATCCAAGTGGTCTTGATTGGAAACGGTGCCGTCCGTACCACCTTCAAGAGCTGCGCCGGCCGTTGCTGTCAGGCTGCCCGTGCCGCTGAAGTCCACGTAGCTATTGTTTTTCAACCCTGCTGCATCGGCAGCGGTCTGCTTATCGACCTCTGAGCTGCGCAGAAGCGTATACACATCAAACAGGTTCTCGTCATCGACGTTCGCCTGAATGACAATGCTCAGATCATTGCCCAATGTACCCCCAAGCTTCGCTGTAGCGGTCAGGCTTCCAATTGTAGCGCTGGACTTTGTACCCGAGTTCAATCGATACAGCAGAACAGTTTGCGCCTGCTTCAGTGCTTCCCGTAGGATCAGGAGAGCTGAGTCCGTCAGATCTAGCCCAAGGCGATCACGAATGTCATCGCCTGCCTCGATGGCCATGACTTCTTTCGGCGCACCCCAAGGCAGTGTTAAGGCCATCGACGTAATGCCACGTTCTCCTAATGGACCCAACGGCTTCGGACTGCCTTTGAAGTTGATATATACTCCTGGTCTTACTTTGTTTTGAGTTGCCCATGTACCTCCAGCCAAACTAATCCGCCTCCTTCGTTAGAAATAATCTGATGGCTGCATTGGCCTCTGCGATCGTGTAAGTCTTTCCAGACTCCAGCACCACGGCCAACACGTCCTTTTCTCTACCCGTCCTCTGTCGGGATTGCAGAAATTGATCCCGCGTGAAGCGAGGGACAACCGAAACCGAGTGCTGCTCTTCCTCTTGTTCTTTACGTTTCAATGACCTTCCCCTCCTGTTCAAAAGACTGCATCTTCGTAGCAGCCGGTTCTTGCTCCCAAACCAGCAAGGTATAGCTTACAAAAAAATGCAGGACCTCATCAATGATCTGAAATCGCATGCCCTTCCCTGGACACTTGCCACCACCGATAGATATCCATTTCAGCGCCGCCGTCATTTGCTCTGCCATATTGTACATGTCGTCGTTGGCTCGCTCCGGACTAAAATAGCGCACAACAAATGGATGATCACGGCGGTAACGCCGTCCTAGTTCTTGCGTGTGCGCCGGTTCCAATAAACGCACAAAAAAATGAGGAGGACCAGGCATCTGCTTGATCTCCTCACCCGATATTGCAACGTCCGGGAATGCGTCGTCCAAAGCGCGGTTGACTGCATAGCGCACATCATTAATCGTCACTTCCACGGCATCATCTCCCCAGGTACTTCTCGATAAAGCGACTCATCTTTTTCTCCAATATTGCAGGCAACTCCCGTTCCAACTCCTCGATTGAAATGGTCATCATAAAGCGGCCCTCCACCCATCCCTTATGATTCGGAGTCCTATGGCCATACTCGACATACGGGGAATAGTAGACCGGGTTAAACACTTCGATCTCGGCGCCTGCCGAGGTCACAACCACTTCGCCGATCGTCCATCCCCGGCGCAGCTCGCCCATATCAACCGGAGTCCGCGGAACCGTCTTGGCGAGCAACCTGTTAGCAAGCTCTCGTATGCAATCAACAATAAACGCTGCTACGTCCTTTTTCATTTCATTCAGGCCGTCGCGCAGCTTGTACAGTTCCGCAAACCCGCCCTTACCCGGAGCCACGGCGTGCCCACCTCCACACATACCATCTGTCCAGAATGCGTTCGTACCACTTCGAAGATCGGCCCTCCGGCTCGATGTAGCCCTCCATATCAACTCCAATGATATGTGAATGATGTAGGGCATGCAGAGTAGATTCGGAAGGGACCTGCCAAGTCCACACTTTGGCGCGCCCGGGTTTACGATACCATTCTAAAAATGATTGCGCACCTTCAGACTCCTCCACGGATAGCTCTTGAACAAATATACTGCCATCCGCCAAATGGATGCTCAAAGTAATGGCGTTACTGATAGGACGCGGAATGTCCTTAATGTCTAGCATCACGCCCACCCCTTAGCCGTCAGATTGACTTCTTGATGGCTGCTATACGGCGGGAACGGCTCGCCGGCAGTGTACGTCTCCACTCTGCCAGTAGCCGCCCGCGTGACATCAATGACGTCGCCCTGCTTGATCTCCAAATCGGGAGAGATAAACAATTTGGCATCGTACTGCAGGTCATTTTGCGCCTCGGTTTGGCCGTTACGCGCCAAGCCGCTCTGAGAGAGCTTGCAAGGCTTGTTTTCATACAGCGGTATCGGCTGCTGCTTAGTCTCTCGCGTATTTGGGTCCTTAATAGATTCATAGCGGCTTATCGTCACCCGGTCCTCATACATCTTCTCGATCTGGCGGCGATGCCGGCGGTAATTGATCACGGCCCCCACCCCAATCGTCGATAACGATTGAGATCCGCCTTGTAATTAAACACTACCTGATCGATTCCGGTCTTAGCTGTATTGGTAAGCCCGCCGCCTCCGCTGCCGGATACTGAGGTATCGCCCACCTTCACATTTGCGGACTGGCCGCCGACGGTATCATCGATCTCGTCCACATGCGGCAAGTCCACACGGACAGCATCAACAACCATGGACGCCCAAACATACAGCAACCCGTCGGGCAACCGCCGGATATTGCAGTAATGCTTGATTCGGTGCTCAATCTCGGCAATGTACGTATCGATAAGGGGTTTACGAGAGTCATCTGTGAGATCAAGCCGTAGCTTCACGATCTCCCAGACGTCTTTTGCCGCGATCATTCGCCCAGCCTTCGAACCGCCTTAGCCGCTAAGAGTGTATCAAACACTTGCTTCGGCAGATCTTCCCTTTGCCCAGCTCGGTAATAATCAGTGTCATGCTTCACATTCGTCAAAAATTCAACTCTGACCGTTTGCGGCGGATCCTGCGAATGGTCGTTGTGTTCAGGAGAATTTTCAGGGGCAACTCCTTCTTTCGTTTGGTCAAGCCCAGCTTGTGAATCCTCCAGCAAGTCCTGTTGTAGATCGGTTGACTCGTTCTTTTTTCTCGTCATCTTCATTCTCCTTTCATTGTAAATGAGAGGGGCATAAGCCCCCCTAAGCTACTTTCGCAATAAAGACAGTATCCATTGTCTCAAAGGATGGAAGGACAATCTCAGACACAATCGTCTCGACGTTGACCGGATGTGGCTCTTTGATCGTAGTGACGGCCACGCCCGTGTTTACGATAGACACTTCAGCTACCGTCGCCCCGGCCATCAGGTCAGCTTCTTCCGGCGTCGTGCCGTACCACGTGCTGCCCAGGTTACCGTCCGGAATGAGCGTAAAGAAATCATCAGGGAAGAACTGATGTGTGCTGCCATCTTGCAAGCCATAGATTTTGTTGTATACGGAAACCCGGATCTTCAATTTGTTGAAGAGGTATGCGTGAAGCAGTTCATCCGTCATGATAACGTTCTGGCCGCCGATCGGGTTCATATCAAGCCGAATTGACGGGTGCTGCATCAAATAGCCCCATGTTTTTTCCGTACAGATCGCACGCGTCAGCGAGGCTCCGGTGTCTCCATTGATGATTTTCTTCCATCGCTGAATGTCCTGAATCGGCGTACTACTCGAATCACTCCAGCGTGCAGAACCTGTCAGCGTTTCTTTGTGGCTGCCCGCAAAACCGTAATTGTAATCGTAATCCTGGCGCGTTTCGTTTGACGTTATTCGAATATGTCCGCTAGACAGAAGCTGCATGATCATCCGCTCGGGGACGACTTGCGCGCCTTCTACGAGCTGCGCACGATCGTCAAAAATCTGCGTGATCAGCGGCATGACGTACTGGTCGTTGCTGTTGTCCTGCAACCGCAGCAACTCCTGACGATCTTTTTCACCCAGTCGCATAGACTCTCGGAAGAACGGCATTTCCGTCTCAATTTTCGCAAAGCCGATACGATCGCGCAGCGTAGCTTTAGCATCAAACGCGGATGGCTGCAGCGAGACAGGCACGCCGCGCGCCCCTTTGATCCAACTTAGGTCGAGGCCCAGTTTCTTACGAGGCGGGAACAGCGCCGCTCCCAGGTATGGGATGTTGTTACTGGGGTTATTGGCGATGTAAGCGGCGAGTGCCGGCGCTGTCACATAGTCAAAAATAGTAGGCATATATGAAAAATCTCCTCTCCGCCATTAGGCGATAAATGTAATTTGATTCAGTGCCGTTACAGCGGCAGCGTCCGGAACGTCTGGGATCTTTGCCAGATCGATAAAGCCGTGAATGATCAGCGCCCCCGGTGCTGGTCCGTGTGTCACATCGACATCGTAAAAGAGTACTCCCTCAGCGGTGGCGTCATTAGACTTTACCGCCAACTTCGAAGGGTCGGTAATCACGCCACCGCCCAGGATCGTGCCGGCAGGAACAATCTTTTTTCCATCTGCATTTGCAGTTACTCCCGCATTGTCGACGGTGATTGGCATATTAACGTAATGGTCCGGGAATTTGAGAATTTCCTTGCGATTCCCATAAGTCGTTGTTACGAATTTACTCACCTGCATCAACCTCCAAAATAAGATTTTTGTGCATCAGATGTAGCGGAATTGGCTCTAGCATAATCGGCTACATGTTTTCCGAAGTCACTGGCTTTATCCTTGGAGCCGCCGCCAGAACCTCCCGCGCCTTCATGCGGTTTAAAACCTTTGAACTGAAAGGAGTTTCCGGCTGTGCCCGCGTCTTCCGATACAAACAAAAAAGCCTTGCTTGTTTGCAGGGCTTTGAGTTGGTCATCCAGTCCAGCTTTCACGCCGCCGTTGTCGTCCAATTCAATTTTCGTTTTGTCGAGCAACCCGGCTACAATATCCGGATCATGCACCTTGCCGGCAAGTGCAAGTTTAACAGCAGTACTTAGCCTAAGCTCTTTAGCGTCAGCCTCATACTTTTCCTTTGCGGACTTGTTGTCACCTTGGAGTTTCTCGATTTGCTGTTTTAGCTCCTCGTTGTCTCCTGCAGATTTTTTCAGTCCCTCAAGCTGCCCTGACACAGCATCTCGGTCCTTCTCAGCTTGCTTTTTGGCGTCGTTGACTTCGTCGAAGCGAGCCTTCGGAATATAGCCTTTCAGCTCCTCCGCAGACGCTGCAGCAGCTTTCTCAGCCTGCTCCTCAGTAAGCCCCAATGCGATAAATTGTTCTTTGGTCATTACTCTATCCCTCCATATCATCTTCGCTTGTTATCCCGGTCGCGTCCGGTGATGCCCCGTTATTTTTCGTCGCGGGAAACGACGAAGGCCCCGGTAGTCTCAGCCGCGGCCCATTAATCTACTGGTGTGTATTCCGCCTCGATTGATTCGCGGTCACAAACTCGCAGCTGCCCGCTCGGCTCCTTAACAATGAGTTGGCCAACCTTGGCAACCAATACACTATACGCCCCTCTTATAACGCGCAATTGCACCACTTCGCCGGGATACTCGATAGCAATCGGATAACCAGTGAAGTCAATGATCGCTTGAGGGTTACCTGGTGTATTGTCAAACTCAATAACATCAATGTACACTTCTTTTTTGTAACGCTGCGGCATGATCCACCCTCCTGCCACGAAAAAAGCACCCTCGCCTTAAGCGTGAGTGCTTCATTCGTGTCCTGATTTTATTCCGATTTTTTTCAAATGATCACGAAGGCGCTGCTGATGCTCGGACTGCTCTTCGTCCGATACATCGCGTTCGCCAATTACTTTAGGAGCGGATGTATCATTCCATCGATCGTCTGAAAAAACCTTTTTCATTTCATCATCTCCCGCAAGAGAATATGATGCACACCGTTTAATACCTCTATCGCTACTACTTCAAACGGAAAGTCTCTGCCATAAACCACTTCCAACTCGCCAGGATTAAGCTTGGTCAAATCTGCGCCGAGTGCAGCTGACAGAATATAAAATAGAATCTGTGCATCAGGATTATAAGCAGTTTTTGCTGTCATAGAGATGTTTTGCGGGTATTGCAACACAGCGCCGGGTTTGATATCTTTCAAAAACTCTATAAGAGATTCTTCGGCTGCAAAGTGAAGCGATCTCGACACGTCCCCGGTATACTTCGGAAGTTTTGATATTGCGCTATCCAGCCGCTCCACCAACTCCATTTCATTTGCAGCGAGTGGCTGACCAATTCGCAGTTTATCATTAACGGCATACGACTCTCCATCAATATAGCGGGTAACAGCCGCCTCTTCAACCTTTGTTAACGGTACAGACGCTTCTTGCGGTAGCTCGGACGTCTTCACTTTAGGGGGAGATGTTGGGGCTGGGGTTGCAGCCGTGACAGGCTCTAAAGCATCCTTCGGCGCATGCATAGCTACCCAATCCTTGTACGTCATGTTCCCGGGCACACTATAAGTCTTACCGTCCTTATCTCTCGCAGCTCGTTCCCCCACCTCCTTCTCATCATCATAATGAGGAATAGTCGTAGAACGGCAGTAGGCATGCACTGGTGGGTAGTTAACGCCAGCCTCTGCCTCCTCCAGTGGTATAATCGCGCCGTCCAAACCCTGACACTTATCAGACGTGCGATTATCTAACGTCGCAACAAACTTATAATGCGTGACCCCGGTCTCCCTGTAACCGTCAATACGTGATTGACCGCTAAAGTATGCAGCCTCTGTCAGTACAAGTCGCTCAGCAGCACTCTTGCTTACTCCCATCTTATCGGCAAAGTCTGCGATGACCCTGTCTGACGGCTCACCACGGATCAAATCCTGTGTCAGCACAGTTTGTAACTCATTTAGCAGCTTGTCCCTATCGCCCCAAATACGTTCCGAAAAATTGCGCCCATCAGGCGCCCATGGCTTTGCAAGTACCTTATCAATTTGACGAACATCCAACTTTGCAAATGGAACTCCTACTTCGGTTCCGCGTTGCACCTCGTATATTCCCTTGTAGTAACCATCCTTATAGATATTGCCTAGGACTTCCGAGGTACCCTTCACACGGCTGGCGGCTAGTAGTTCGACTTCTTGCTGAATCTTCGTTTCAAGCTCTTCCAGACGGGTGATATGAACCTTTGCACTGGCATTTTCGAGTTGCTTAATCCATCTTTGGTCAACAGCATTCTCACGACCAGCTTTGATGTAGTCTTCTAACGACCAGCGAAATTCCTGAAGCTCATTATCGCCTAATAGTTTACGCGCCTGCGCCATGCTGACATTGTTGTTTTCAGCTAATCGGCCGTACCATGACTGAGTCTCCTTCTGGATGCGCGCCATGGCTTTATCGTACTCGAGACGTTGTACCCGGATGTAGTCCTCGCCTCTTTTAAGCTCTGCCTCATTCAAATTTTCCATGCGGCGTGCCCAGTAATCAGCGGACCTCATTCTTCATCGCCTTCGTCGTCATCCTCGTCCCCGTCATTTGGCTGGTTAGGAGGTAGGCCACCATACGCGCCTTCCATTCGCTTCAAGGCTTCTTTCTTCTGCTTCTCGATCCTCTTTAGCTCTTCCAGAACATCCGTAACCCATGGATGCTGCGTGATAAGAGTCTCGTCTGAAAGTATGCCTATGCTGTCCTTGATTGCTGTGATGATGGCTGATTCATCCGTAGGCATGTCCTTATTAAAGACGAAGGAGACTTTCTCCTCGCTGTAATCCGAATGAGTCGTATTGTGCAGATGCGTATCAATAAACCAAAGGAGCTGCTCCAGCGATGCCTGAAACTCCGTCTCCATGAGACTGGCATCCAGATCGAGATCCGAATATAAGAACTTAAGCGCAATGCCTGACGGCGCACTGCCGATGTCCACACCCTGTGTATCGACGCCGCGGCCAAATTCATAAATATCCTTTCGCGCTTGTTCCATGTGTGTCTTGTAGGCCTCGGTATTGAGGTCCAGTTTAATAGCCTTTATCCCACCGCCTTGAGACACAAACGCCGTTCGGTATGTTGAGAGATTCTTTCTGAACTCTCCCGGATCGGTCCCATCATAATTTGTAACCTCATAAATGCTGTCCGGGAGATCCTCCAGATTGTTCGAGTTATCAGATTTATTACGATCGTAGTCATCTGCCAACGATTTGATAATCTCGACAAGCGGTTGCTCCTCTTCGTTATACTTCCAAGCGATGAAGGGGATGCGCTCCCAATTCGTCCCCTGTTCCTGATCCCCATTTACTAACGTGAAGTGTGAATCAAGTGCTCCAGCATCAACGTCAGGCGCAAGTCCAGTACCTTCGACAACATATCGCCGCACACCTTGCCTATCCCACCACTCGATTTTACGGACCGTCTTACGCTGCAATCCTTCATACACTAAGACTTCATAGTCACGGATGACTGCATCCAGAATTGTGTGCGCTTCGTCAGCCCATAAAGGGATGATTTCCTCACTACGCATTTTCCTAAAACTCAGGTTTCCTGCTTCGTCGTAATACACGAACCACCAAGCAATCCCCTTGTTTACAGCCTCCTTGCCAGTGCTCTGAAGCCGGCGCAGCATAGCCTTATCGAATATCTCTCCCAGCGCATCGGCATAGGTCTGATTATCCGTCTGTATACTTAACGGTTTGCCTAGTAAATAGCCCACCTTTTGGTCGACGAGCTTCCGCACAAAGGCGTTGGCCAATTTATTGTTGGCCAGATTACCAACGACCACCTTAGCACCATCAGCTCCGATCGCCGTCCGTTTACGCTCTAGGATGTCCGGTTTGTTTAGATAGTACCGCTCGCCGATACCCATCCAATTTCTCTTTTCAGAGTTACGCCAATCCCCGACTTCCAATTGAATTATCTGCTCCAGCGTGGCGGCAGTCCTTGCACCGCGGATTATGATGTCTTCGATTTCTTTTTGCTGCTCATCACCAAATGGCCATGACATTGATAAACCCTCCTTTCATCTCTGATTCGGGAAGAATACACCTCCGCGTTCCGGTTGCGCGAACGCCAAAACGACTGCATCCGCCCTGTCCGGGGAATCCAGTCCGCGTTTTTTCATATCTTCCTTACGTTCAAGAGCAATTTTCCCCTTACTGGTCATGCGATACTTGCGCTGCGTGAGTTGCGTCACCAGACGCTCATCGTTCGGTAACTCTAGCGAAACTGGTTGACCCTGAATATGTTTAGAGAAGGACTCCTGCAGAAGATCGCGCAAATCTGCCCATGTTTCCGTGCCTCGATTCTCGTAATGCTCCTCTTCCTTATGGGTCGGCTTACTCCCGTTATTAATCGGTGTCACACGCCAGCCCTTCAAGCCTTCCTCCCGGATGACTTCATTCAGCCGGTCTGTAACCCCGCCACCAACACCGCTGTCGTCGACCTTGATTTCTACATTGCGGAGCTGAGAATACTTTCGGATCATGTCCCGTGCCAGAGCGATCACCCAGCCGGCCGTCACCATGGTATCCTGTTTGTTATGGCATTTGAGCTTGAACACCTTCATGCCGATACGTGGCGCAATGACGGTCTCGTCATCACCAAAGCGAGCAACGTCGACGCCCAGGTGTAGAACGTCTCCAGTGGGATCAATATTCGCGCCCGCGGCCATCTCGGCTAGTTCAAGTGCAATGAAGGCATCCGCCTCAGCCTTCGGAAACTCACCATACACCCGGACCCGAACGACATCACTCTCTGCGCCGTACTTATCAATAAGCATTTGGATGTTTTCTTTGCTTGTCCGATTACTAGTCCGGCTATCTACCTTATGTGTTCGGAAGCGACCTCTATCGCGATTATGGGAATCATAAAAAACCCCACTCGTCCGAGTCGGGTTCCCGCACATCAACAACTTATTCTCATCGCCAGTCAACGTACCCATAATGGCTTCCATGATTGGATCCGCCACACCGGAAGCTTCATCGACAATAAATAACATATAGTCTTCGTGAAAGCCTTGCATGTTCTCTGGCTTAGTCGCCGTTCTAGCCGTAGCGAACCATCGTTTCTCATGGCCAATCATATAAACCTTGGTCTTCGTCCATTTGAGCAGGTTTTTGACCATGGATGTTTCAAGCCATTTGGCCACTTCTGCCCATAGCACATCATTAAGCTGTTGTTTCGTCGGAGCAGTACAAACAACACGGCAATTGGGCCGGCAACACAAGTACCAAATAATAAGGGAAGCCTCAAGCCCTGTTTTTCCAACACCCTGACCTGATCGCACGCTCGTTAGACGATACAGCGCCACATCCATCATGACCGCTCGCTGCCATTCATCCGGCTCGAAGCCAAGCATATCCTCACCGAAAGCAACAGGGTCATCCCAATAAAGTTCGAGCAATTGCGCGATATCTGAGACGACATTGTATGGCTTACTCATTAGCCGTCACCTCAGCCCGTTTCGCCTTACGCCGCTCTGCGATTTCCTTCAGTGCCTCCGTCCAGCTTTGCGTTGCACCTGCACCGCCTTGCAGCTGCTGCAACTCGATTTGAAGGATTGCTGTACGCACTTCCTTTTCTTCATCTGTTGCAGTAAGCCTGTTCTTCAGCTCAATAGCCTTTAACTTTTTATCTTGAACACGAGTGAGGGCTTCTTCAAGTTTTAGAATGTCATCCAGCTTGCGGTAGGTATTAATTTCTACTTTTGACTTAACCAATTCATCGCGTGATACAGGAATCTTCCTTGTATGCCCAGATTTCTCATCATGCACAATAGCGACATCCTTCGTCGTTTTAAGCTCATAAAGAACGTTGCGTTCCTTCTCCGTGAGGCCTTCCGTCAGCTTTTTAATCCGCTGAAGCATACGTCGTTCGCGGATGGTCAAAAGCGTGATGGACTCATCAGCCTGACGGATCGGATCGGTGTCGATCTCGCCCAGCAGCTCCTGCTCCTCCTCGTCAAGCGTATCCCACCATATGGATTCATGCTCACCAGTACGGACGGCCTTCTTATTCCCTGCCGGGCCACCAGATCCGCCGCGATTACCCTTAGCGTTCTGATTACCCTTCGGCGCTCCACCTTTGTTGCCGACAGCGTTCTTGTTACCTTTCGGCGCGCCCTTCTTTTTTTGTTGTACAACATTCGATTCATCTTGTTGTACAACATTCCACTTATCGCGCTGCTTCCATACAGCGACCTTCTTTTCATCGATGCCAAGTAGCTCCGCAATTCGGCGATTCGTGATATCCCCACCATGTTCTTGCCAGAACTCCTTGGCCCTATCTCTGTTTGGGTCGCGTGCTTTCCCCACTACATATCACCACCCCCACTTGTTGTTACCTACCATCGATTATTTGCCGATAACTCATTTAAAAGAAAGGAGTATCGATATGATCTATTACTATTTGCTGCTCGCAGTATCAGCCATTGCTTTGTTTACTGAACTAAGAGATTTCAGAAAACTCAAGAAGAAAATCTATAGAAATATGACGAGAAATGAGAAAAACGATAGAGATATCCGTCAGGATGACATCATGACTATTTATTATAATTACAAATCATTAGATCCGGATGTCCTACAACAAGCTAAGCTTTGTTTAAGAGCTATTGAACCTGACACTGTGTTAAAAAACGCCATAACCACAATTTTCACTGTATTACCGATTGTTCTGGCGATGATGGCCATAATAACAGCATCGTCAGCAGGACTGCTAGATCCCGACTCTCAGTTAAAGCAATTGAGCAAAGAAATAGAGAATATGGAAATGCTATCAGCAGTAGTAATTGCGGTTTCATTCATCTACTCTATCCATCTCGCAGTAGATCAAAGGCGACGCAAGCTTCTGCAACTCCACCTCACTGCTGTAGCAGAGGTGGAACGAAAAGAGTCAAAATAAGCCTGCTTTATGCAGCTCAATACCCATCTCAATCAGCTTAATCAACAGTATTGGTGTCGATTCACTTATCTTGAATATCTCGCACTCAAATCCTCGATATGTTCTAGCAACTTGCCACCGCTGCCGATAACTAAAGTATGATTCCGAGTTTTTACAAAAAGGAGAGTTGATTTTGTATTTTACAATAATAATTTCATTTTTGGCTTGCTTCATAATTATTATTTTTGAATGGTTAACACATTTAAAGATCAAATCAAATATATTTAAATGCTTCAGACGGGGCATTTCAAAAAGAATGCAAAAGAAATTATTAAGCGATATGGAACTATTATTTACAGAATTAAGCCAACTACCACCAGATGTATTCAGGAAACTAAAATTGAATGTGAAGTATAATAACGAAGATTCCTTCACATCCAAGATGATTAACAGCATGTTAAGCTTCATAGCAATTATACTTGCAGGGATAGCATTGTTTAATTCATGGATGGAGCCTTCAGTCTTAAAAAGTTCAGACTTGTACATAGAATCTATTGTGGAAACATTAATAATAATTTCAATGATGTTCATCGCTTTTATCTTTCATTTGAAATTTGAAGAAAGCAGCAAATTATTCAGAAATAAGTTTGTTGTTGTAATTGATGAAGTCGAAAGAGAGCAGCCTGTTACGGTTCATCTTTCTGAAGCTCAATATCATGTTCTATTAGCTTCCTCAGGTCGTCGACTGTATTGAACTCGATCAGGTTTTTCTGAAAATCGCGTTCCCAGTTCCTTGCATCTTGCCGCCGTTGTCCATCTCCCCCTCAAAAAATGCAAGTAAATAATAGCCCGCTTGTAGGCGGGCTTAAGATTACTTTTTCCATTTGCTTGCTCTTCTTTGTAATTCCTCAACAAAAGTGATATCTGCGGGCAAAAATGAATATTGACTTAACTCTGAAATATCAACCCACTTTAATTCATCGTGAATATTAGATTGAATATCTCCTTTTAGAATCTTGGCATAGAAAGCCATGATTCTGTAGATAGCTTTACTGTTTTGAAAAATACTCTCGCCGAAATACTTTTGTACTCGAATTGTTGCGCCAAGTTCCTCCTTAATCTCCCTTCGCAGGCACTGTTCTAAACTCTCCTGCCCTTCAACTTTACCACCCGGGAACTCCCACAAGCCCGGCGTTATTCCGTCACTAGCTCGCTTTGCAATTAGCACTTTACCTTCATCCATGATGATCGCTGCGGTAACAGTGACAACATCAGCAGCATGGTGTGCAGCCCGGTGACAATTTGGACATAACGCTTTTGCATTCTCAACCGTATCCTCTCCACCTTCCGATAATGGCTCTACATGGTGGACTTCAAGGAATGGCGTTAAGTCCTTTCTCAAGAATGGAGCTGGCTTCTTACATTCCTCGCAAATACCTCTTGCTCTTTCTAATACTTCAACGATCACATCGCCGTTTCTCACGAACTGGGTCGAAGTTACCGTCACAGTACCAGGAGCTTTTGGAGCCGTTTGAAGTCTTTCACGACGCTCAGCCCTATTCCGCGTTTTTGAAATAGTTACTTGCTTACTTACTTCTTGTTCATACTCACGGTGGGTAACTGCTTTTTTGGTATCAAATGAATTCACTTTATTTAGGATAAACCACTTTGACCCATCAACAGGGTTACCCTCATCCCGTTCATATTTGTAGATGCCTTTCAATAAGCATTTTTCAGCTTGTTTCTCAAACACGTAAATCGGTACATCATATTTTGGCGAATTGATGATCGCTGCATTGTATTTGTAGTCCGATTTGAAAACATTATTCAAACTGTACATATAGTATTTTAGAACATCATACTTTTGGATCCACTCATTTGGATATTTCCCGTCTGAGAAAGTAGCCTTGATGAAAATTGCTAGATAATTAGGCTCATCACCGATCAGATAAATGCCTGATTGTGTATCATAGGTTTGAGAAAAGATTGAAATGTCCCATGAAGAATAATCTTTCCCAATAATAAAGTCGTCAAGAACAGTCACATCATCAAGGCCGTGAGCAAATACCTTAACGAATTCTGGATAGAGATCCTCATATGTCTTTAACCCTAGTGATTTAAAACGATCGTACAGCTTTCTTTTAGGATCGCTTGGTGGTGGTACCGTTTCAAACCGCTGAAGGTATCTTGCCAGGTCACCAATTTTTTTCATTCGATGTACTACTATTTTTGATCGAGTAACCTTATTTTTAAATTCCTTTTCAAGCAAAGGATGTTCTAGTGCCGGAGACTCGACTTCATCAACAACAAACTGAATAGCATGATTAATATCCAACTCGCACACCCTCTCGAAACAGTTGATTACTCATTATTCGACAAGGCATGCCAACTCCCTTTTCTTTTCTACAATATTTCCCAGTATCATAGAAAATTCGTGTCTTTCTGTAGTTTGATAGGGAGCTCTTTCAGCTTGTGTAAATTATCAAAAGTATTGATGTCGATTACTACTACATATCACCACCTCCAAATAAAGAAAGACACCGCTAGGTGTCCTTTGAAACAGTTATATTTTGCTTATATGGTCCCGGTTCACTCAAAACTTCATCATTTTCAATAGATTTGCCCATTTTGACTTGAATACCAGATAGTTGTCCTGGCAGATTATATACATAATCCAAGATTACATGTGTAAATCTAATCATAGATTCAATTACTTCTTCAGAGAAATCTCTATCGTCTCCGTGAGCAGCTTCGTTTCCTAGCACCCTTAGAACTTTCGCCATATCATTGATTATGGGCGGAAGCACTCCTTTTTCAGATAAATCTTTCAATTTATGAAATAGATCCTTCCCTCTAGCCCCCTTATCTTTACACATCATTTCGAGTGTTCTTCTAACACCTATTGCACAAAGTGTTCCTTCAACATTTTTGATTCGCATTGCTGCTTCAAATGACTTCCTAACTTTTTGGGGGATCCCTGCATCCTCAAGAGATACATTTGGATAAAGAATTATTTCACTCGGTGTCAGTGTATAATCTACCGGGTCACGTTCCTCGGTGTTTTTCGATGTTTTCAATAATGTTACCTGATCACACACTGGACAAAGATATAAATCCCAATAAGTATAGAATGTAATTGGATAGTGATTTCCCATAGCTACAATAAACTCTTCGGCTTCCCTTTCATAATGTGCAATTTGTTTCATTTGTGTCTTATTGACACAATGATAACAAATAAGTACATGATAGACCTCTTGCTGGCTCAGTTTAATCACATCCCTTCATATGATTATTTTACTTAATATACAAGAAACTTGCAAAATCTATAATTGACCCTTTTGCAGTTCGATATCGAGCTCAATTAGTTTTCACAAATCATCAACTGAGTTGATCTCTCGATCTGGGTTTTGTTCTCGTATCGCAGCATATCATTACCTTCAAAAAAAAGAAAAGAATTCAACGTGTGCGTTCTTAGATTGTTACTTTATTATGAATATCCGCATGCCACTCGAAATATGGTTGAGTTCCTTCATTCCAGTGACCGCAGATTAATCCTTCGAGCTCGACTAATTTGTTCGTTAAATCAGGAGTAGCCATTTTCCTCATATTTCTACGTACTGCGCCATTTTGGATGAAAATATATCCTTTTTCGTACAGGTCATCACATCCGAACTTACACATAGGCATGACGATATGCTTATAATCCAATTTTTCTTCTTGCGTACATTTTGATCTATTCTTTATGTGGGCAGCTATCAATAGGTTTACGGGGTACATTTTGCCACATATTCCACAATGCCCATGTTTTCTATTTTTAAAAAGTTGCCTGCGCAAAAAGGGCTGTTCCTTCCTTCTCGTTCCAGAATGCGCAATATCCAAATCATCAGCAGCAGTTATACGGATAACCTCATTCTGGTACTCCTCTTCAGAAACATCCGGGAGATAGACCTCACTCTTTAAATCAAATGCTTCCAGTATTCTTTCGCTTCGCTCTGATGTCAATACAGAAAATCCTTGGATTATAAAGTTATCTGCATACCCTGCAATTTGATTAAACTGCAAATATGGAATTTGATGCTGTTGAATCTCATCAAGAAAGTATATGTATTCCCATGTTTCTCCCGCATTGTTAAATCCCCAAAGTTGTTCTGCTAATTCTCGGTTGTGCAGTTTAACTGTTACTACACCTGAACTAAAGATATGCCCATTAGCTGAGAACAATGTAACGTCACCTGAATCGATTCTATCCCATTTGTTCCTATTGACTTCATTTTTACCTGGAGTAACTCCCCAAGTAGGAATGAGTTCATCCGGATACATTTCACTTAAGAGCTCTAATAATTCTGACGAAACAAATTGTGCAATTACGGACAACGATACAGGCTTTTCAATCGTATTTTCATAATGTTCACGAGCATCTTTATTTCCTGACGGTTGTAATAATACTTTGCTCATGTAGCCTCCTATAGTTCTGTATACTTTTTATTGGACCCAAACGACTTATCAATTGGATACTTCGCATTATTTTTCCTTAGCTTTTCAATTAATGCTTTCTCCGGATCTATTCCAAGCTCATGACACATTAGAAGGACATAATACATGATATCTGCCAACTCATCTTGTAACTCTGCCTTCTTGTCTTTAACTACGTCAGCGCTGGTTTTCCACTGAAAAAGCTCGAGCAGCTCACTAGCTTCAAGATTTAATGAAATGGCTAGATCCTTTGGGTTATGATATTGGCTCCAATTTCTATCGTCACGAAAAGAAACTATTTTTTTGATTAGCTCATTCAATATATTCACCCCGTTGTTTCAACATTCGACAAAAGGTAGGTTTTTCCTCCAATTTTCGCAAATGAATCCCTGAACAGGAGGTTAGTGACCGCCCACCATGTTCCCTGTGCGCTCGTTCCACACGATCGGCTCGACGTAACCGAAGGTCTCGATGCTACATCGAAGCTTCTCATACTCCGGATCTCCTGGCTGCAGATCGTCGCGCGGGTTGTAGGTAGCTGGATTGAGCTTATCAAGCGAAATAGTTTGTATATTCATGATGTTTTCCCTCCAATAAAAACCAGCTAATACTTGTCAAGCATTTCATCTTGGTTGGAAATTCATTTGCTGGTATACTTCAATCTAGGCACAACAAATAAACCTTCATTGGAGAAGAAGGTTTATGGGTAAATATGGTTAGGTTTTGAAGGGTTCGCCTTTAATGAGGATGGCATAAACGTGATGGAGAAGCTTGTTGGCGCAAGCAATCACAACCACCTTATACGGCTTGCCCTCTTTCCTTTTCTTATCATAATATGCTTTGATCTTGACGTTCGCACTCCGCCTAAGACCACATTGTACAGCTAAATACAAAGCTCTCCTCAATCGTTTAGATCCTCTTTTCGTAATTCGGCTGCTCATTGCTGTAAACTTTCCCGAGCTAAATATGCCCGGGTCTAGCCCCGCGTAAGCCACCAGCTGTTTAGGGTCTTTAAACTGTTTTGCATCGCCTATCTCCGCTATGATGGTAGCTGCCAGCTTATCTCCAACGCCCGGTATGCTTTTCACTAGCTCTACTTCAGGTAGTTCACTCGCTAATTGCTGCATTCGCTCCTCTAGATCGTTTAACTGCTCCAAAAAAGCCAGTAACAAAACGATCATACCCTCCAAAACCTTCGTTTGCGAGTCACTCTTAGGATGCGTCATCCAATCCTCAAGCAAGTGCTCAAGTTGGTTCAATTTCTCACCTACCCATTGTTTTGAGCGTGCCCTGCCAGTCGCTCCACCAAACACCTTATCCATATTTTGCGTCTCACCTCGTAAACATCGCTGCAAGACTAGTAAGGAGGTAGCAGAAAATATATCCCGAAACAGTTGTGTGTACATCGGAAATACCTGATCAAGCAATGCCCGTGCGTTTAACTTAGCCTGTACAAACATTCCAGTGATAAACTCATGTTGCCTCGTTACATGTTGAAGTTCCCTGTACGCTTCTTCCCACGTTCGGTGAGGTTTTACATCTCCTCGGTAGTACATTTCCGCTAGATGCCAAGCATCGGCTGCATCGGTTTTTACCTTTCGAAGTTGCGTCCCTCTTGCTCGCTTCGACTGTAACGGATTAATGATAATATGTCTCCATCCACGTCGATTCAAGTGCAGGACAAGTCCACGATGATAATGCCCCGTTGCTTCCAGTATAATGACTGGCTCCATCTCCGTTTCCTTCCGCAACTCCGTTAGCAGACGATCTAGTTGCAAATAGCCCCATTCATCGTGCGGGATCATCTCCATTTTCCCGAACACTTCATTTCGTGCCAAAAAAGCCTGCACAACACTATTGCCTTTTGAAACGTCTAAGCCTACTACCGGTTCCATAACAACCTCCCTAGCCATAATTGCGCCGGCACTCCTACGATGGTTCCAAACCCATAGCTTCGCTTGTGATACGAGGTCACTGCCTCTACCAGCTCAAACATGGTCATTGGAGGTAGTAGGAGAACAGTTTTTATTTCGGGGTCAATGCCCCTAAAAGCCGCACGTTCTCCCGGCTACCGCCATCATAAGATACCTAAATAAATAGGCCAACCAGTATATTCTGGTTGACCTAATAATACGAAAAAGCCGCTAATCAGCGACTTCTAGTTAATAATTTATTGAGAAATGGTCCCTAGCAAGTTGGGCCCTGGTAAATAGGTATCATTCACCCTCATAACTACTCCATTTTGTACTAACGCATTAAGCTGTAATTGAAAATACGCCATGCTACTAGCAGAAGTTACTTTGAATATCTCATTAGATGACATACCTTTAGGTTTTCTTTTTAGAGCATCTTTAATTTCATCCCTTACCCTTACGATTCTATTACCCTGTTCTACTGCTAACAAATAATCATAAGAAAAATCTTGAGGTTCTGAATGGACTGTGGATGCAATCTTATCCATTTTCTTTTTCAATTCACCTAAGGCTTCGCTTTCTGGCATAGAATCAATATTCTTCGATTCCTCAATAGCCTTTGCTACTTCACTTAGTTTTTGCTTTGATTCATGTAAATCCATGAAGTATTGCTCGTTTGAAAAATCACTTGGTGCATATAATACCCTATGTCTGAAAATCAGCACCATAAAGAACGAAACTATGAGTAACACCGGAAGAAGCATAACAAACCAAACAAATACCCTTTGAATTTCTATGGGCAGCCCTATTAGAACAATTGTCCCAGCTGTCTCAGCAAGTCCGGCAAATATAGCGATCACAGTAAGTGGATTTTGAATACGCGTATTTGTTTTCATATGCGATGCCCCTCTCAACCCAATCATACATCATCTTCCAATATCGGACAATATATGCTAGAATTCGAAGGAGAGCTGTGAGGGATGCACCCCCGGCTCTTTTTATTGATTAAAAGAAAAAGCACCCGAAGGTGCTTTTTAATTTCTAATTGAATATTTTCCATTACTAACAATAACGCCACCTATTCGTAACAAATATTTCATAGCTGCTTTTAATTCGGTAGGAATAGCTGAAATCTCCGAAAGTTCCTGACTCACGAGTATTTCAGAAAAAGAACTCCCCTCTTTATCTTCGAGAAATGAACGGACTGCCTTTCTTATCTGACGTTGTCTCTCCGAATTAATTCGTAAATCGTTTAACTCTTTTGAATTAGTAGATTGCGAAGGCATACTGTTTGATATATTCTTTTTGAGCTTTTCTAACTCTTCTACTATTCTATCCTCGCCTTTTGACTCATACCGATGTTGCAGTTCAGATATACTTCTGCTAAGCTCTTCATGATTTTTTTGAAGTGAATTCATTGAATTTTCTAGTCTACTTTCTAATGTTGAAACCATTTCAAGACTTTTATTAGTCTTGTTTAAATTCTCTTCTAAAGCTTTTGCTGTCTCCTTTAAATCTGCAATTGTGTTTCGCTGTCCAGCTATATCAACAATCGTCATTACAATAGCTACAACAGCAAGAACAATTGATGAAGCAGTTGCTGCATTATTAAGACCAGTTCCAGCCCCTTCACCATGCCAAATTGTTACTGTAAGAATTGATATGACTACAATTCCAAAACAAACACTTATATAGATTAAGTGGAGCCGATTTATCTGTTTGTTTCCAGACATGTTGGCCAATAGTTTTCCTCCTTGAAATAAACAACTTTTGAGTTGTGTCGGTTTCGCCAAATGAAATTTCCATTTTCTCTTTCAATTGGTTTTGATCAATTAGTGACTGTTATTTTTGTCCTTCTAAGATATTCATCAAAACTATGGCCACTAAGTATATTTATTATAGAACCTACTTTGTATTGAAACTGAGTAATGGTCATATTCTCCAATTTAGGATATGGGATGTATGATCTAAATCCATCAACTGCAACGACATAAAAATCTTCTACAATTGTCTGATGGAAACAAAGAAAATATTTTTGTCTGTAGGCTTTTTTATCCGGAAAACGCTCTGCCCAATCTTCGTAAAATCTTCCTTGATCGGAAAAATCTATTTCCTCTCGCTTTATCGTAACCGATAAATTTTCTTTGTAAATATAGGTGCCATACTCATCATTTACAATCCAATCCCGAGGATCACTTTCTACAATTATGTTGATGAATTCAGAGTATTTCATAACAACATCTCCTCTTGTAATCGTTTTATCTTTTATTATTCCACAATGAAATTAACAAGTCCATGATAAGTGTCTTGTCGAAAAAAATACCCGCCCCCGAAGGAACGGAAAGAGGAGGAGGTGGTCAACCTCATTTAGCACAATACCAATATAGCACGTAAAATGTGCCACGTGTGTCCGACTTGGGCCAAACTCAGACCCTCAAAAGGTTCAAAATTGTGCGTTATCGTTATCGAAAAAGCCCATGAGCTTTAGCGTATCCGCAATACTTCTTGCCCCTTCCAAGAGTTTGCGCCTAACCGTACTACGGCTTAGCCCATGTTTGAAGAATAATATCGTCTCTTTATAGGAAAGTCCCTTCATATACCTCAGCTCGACCGCCTGCCTAGTCTCCTCATCTTGAATCAGTGCAGCTGCACGTTGGAGCTGTCTGGTGTAAAGCTTGTATTGCTCGTATACCCATAACTGTTTCTCCGCCAGCACTGCGGCGTTTGCCGTCTTGTCCGCATGCAGGTCCTCCGGATCTATTCGGCGGGCAACCTCACCGTCGATAGCGACCTGACGCAACTCCTCCTCGTTTTGCTCAAAATCGAACATCAGCAGCCGCATTTTCATGTACCTTTCGAGCAGGAATTTTGTGCGCTGGATCTCTACCTCTGAAGCTCTTGGAAACAATTCTGTCTGCCATACCATTGCCATTCCTCCTCACCATCCCCCATGTGCTATAATGATGGTGAGTTTATACGTTTAGTCCCCCGCTGGCCGGCCAAGGTGAGGGGGACTTCTTATAAGCCTTACATCCTGGTATCGTTCGCAATGTTCCTTCGTTTGAGATACAGAGCAACTGATCTCCAACTTTGATATATTCGAATCGATAGAAGTAGAAGAAAGTAAGGTGTTAATGCTATGACAAAAGGTGAAGAGTACTTAAAAATGTATCCCGGCTTAACGAAATGGATAAACCAATGTGTCGTTTGCCAATCCATTGGATATAAGCCTGATCTACCGCATGAGTTAACTACATACGATGGTAACGTGTCAGCAGCCGCTAATAATCTAAGGAAATTATTCAAACCACTGTCGGTTAACGAAATTGGGCTATGTGACACATGCAAGAATTTCCGGTAGTTTTATTCCCTGTTGTGTCGCAGCGTCAGCGGAGGCTGTATAGGTAGGTTTGTATACTGTCATACCGATACCACTCCTTAACGATTACATTAGTTACATTTGAAGGCTCACAGCTCTTCAAGCATTCTTTTCAACTGCTCCGGATCAATATTTGTATACTGCTTTATGTCATCGGCGCTCAACTCACCCTTTCGGTATCCATCCAGGAGCGCCTGTAGATGGCGCTTGGTCATCTCTGACCGCGATATTTGCAATAATTGCTGCCGTATTGCTTCATGGTCCTGATCCATATTCCCCTCCTTAGAATCGACGCAAACATTCGTTCCACCGCGATTTTCTATTAGCTTGCCTGCTGCTGCAATGTCAATCCTTCGATGTGACGAGCATTGTAGTAATGGAAAAATTCCTGCACAAAGTCAATGACTGGTTTGCCCGGGTGCAATTCCGCTAGATCCGCCGTAATGAAGTTGATGGTCCTCTGCAGCAGGTCAAATAATTCAGTCATGACACGCTCGCGGTCGATATCTGCTGCCTCAACATCAGTACTCAGTGCCTCTACCGCCGCATAGATTCGGGCTCGTTCAACATTAGCAATAGCGACGGACAGGATTGGGATCCGAATTGCAACACTATTACTTTCTTCAGCTGCAGCTGCGTGCTCAATTGTATGAAGGAGCAGCTGCCTTTCTGCTTCAAGCTCATTAAGAGTCTTCAGTGATTCGCGCCGGGTGCTATCTAATTCAGCCCTTACGCTGGCCAGTTCCTTTTCTAACTCCATAATCTGCAAGTCCTTCCGCCCTGCATCAGCTTTCCAATGATCTGCAGATGGTTGAAGTTCTGCAACGTCCCTCACTTGTTTCGCTGGATCTGCAGTTAGTGTGCTCGGTTGATTTTGTACGATGGTGCCGGTAGTAACCCTCTGAGCATTAAATTCGACCAGCCCCCGTGCCTCTAGTTGTTCTGCCAGACGTTGGTCAACATCTGACTTTAGCTTTGTTGGGGCCATAAGCTCTAGCTCCCGTTCCTCTGCATCAAGCTCACGGATACCCCAACTTGCAAGTAATTCATATACTTTAGGAGTCGCCACTCCGAGCGACTGAATGATATGGCTTCGTTTTTCTCCGTTCAGTCGTCGTTGAAGGTATTCTTGCTTTGTGATTTCCAACTCTTTCCGCTTACCCTGTACCATTTCGACCACCTCCCCTTCCGTTATCCCCCATTCCTTCAGCTGTTTGCGCAGCTCCTTCGGATCGTTGTTAAAGTTCTTCAGTACGATATCATCCCGGCTGCGCCCCTCCCGCACAGCCTGCAGGTACTGCTCCTTAGTCATAGAGCGTTGCCACTTCTTAATTGTTGGACCGTTCTGCTTCCCCTGGACTCGCCGGGCATGTTCCTCCATTTGTGCCGGCGTCATGAAGAACGACTTTACTGGCCCGAAACCATTCTCCCTCACAACCATTCCCTGAATCCTCCTTAGTCCCAGCAAACATAACCGGCAACCGCGGTCTCCAAGTGCTTCTCTTCAAAAGGTTTAACCGTCAACGCCACACCATCGATGATGATCATCTGCTGTTCTTTGACCGTTTTAAGCTGTTCCATCAATTTCAGGGGAACGACCGTTAGGCCGTTCTCCTGAAGCAAGCGAATATTTCTATTGCCAATAACATGTTTTGCAAATTTCATGGTTTGACTCAAGCCGCGCCACCTCTGGATTCTTGTACTCTTTTCTTGTACTTGGTCCATGCTGTCGACAACTTGCTCGACGGAATGCCAAGCGACGAAGCAATCTGCATCCAAGTCTCCCCGCCTTTACGCCGCTTCAGAAGGTGAGGGAAGTCAAACGGAATATCCTCAAAACTCGGCTTTTCCGCAAGGATAATATCCTCAACATCCTCAGGCCCCGCTGGCGCCGCAGGCTCGCTTCCCTCCATAATGGCCTTCTCCCAATCTGATAAATCTGAATCGGCGACATCTGAATGTTCCTGCTCTTGGGTTGTGTTCTCTCCCAATACAATGACTTCCGTATCCGTAGTAGGTAGTTGGCCTTCTCCCTCTAGAGGTGATTGTTTATCCCCTTGTTCACTTGTGGAGTCATCGTGATGTTGATCTGCTGCATCTGCCTCAGATTGTTCTCCTTTCGACTGGCGCCACTCGTCCCACTTAGCCGCTAAAGGGGCTACCGACTGCCGATACTCGTCGATCAGGTCTACAACTCGGCCACTGGAAATGCCTTCTTCGCCAGCGATTTTCAAATATGTTTCTCCATCAGCGATGCGCCCGATCCACGCTGCCAACGGATAGAAACCTTTCGGTTGTGGCGCTAGTCCAGAGAGAATAAATTCATCCACCACTTCACGGCTAATCTCTTCCGGAATGTCAGCGATCGGGTCTTGATTCTTCACTACACCCAGGTCCAACTCAAGTTGTTCGCCTTCTGGCTTCACCTCAGACACAAGGCCACTCTCATCAACCCGGTATGTCGTAATAGGCTTTTCAGTGCGGGCATTGATTTGGATGTTGTAACGGACAATCTCCGAGTCAATGGCGATAGCAACACGGCCATCCAACATCTCTGACAGCATATCGATTTTTCCATGCAACGCCCCGTCAGACACTTCCAAAACGATTTCCTTCACGCCTTTCGGCTTCAAGTTGATTTTCTTCAGCAATGCCTTAAATTCAGTGTGTGACATGCTCATTCACGCTCCTAATTGTCTGATTGTGACCTCAATCCGAGGTTTGAAGCTGTACCGCTTACGTGCATACGCATCTACAACCTGACTGTCGTCCACCCACATGACCCCTTTGAGCGCATCCTTAACACCCTTCAGGTAGTTGTCCGCATCAGGCTTACTAGTCGGATAAATCTCACCGGCCTCTGCCGCCAAAGCCTTTTTCTTGCTGAAGCTCTTCGGAATGGAGCGATATGCAATGATCATTACGGCCAACGGTCCCTCCAGAAGTGTAGACGGCGCATGTTCGGCAGCTGCAATCCTTACATAATCCTTGTAATCACTCGACTTTTTAGGATCGTATGCTCTCGGGTATCCCCCTGCAGTTGAGAACCTAGGGCGTCCTTGAGCAACCGGCTCTCCATAAACAGTAAATTGAATCATGCTCCCCTATGCCCCCTATACATATCCGGGACCCGGCCCCCTCTGCTTCCGGGCTCTTCTTGCGGCTCCTGCGAAGTGCTGTAAGTTTGCTCTAGATTGACGAATTTGTTGTAATTCTTCAGGAAGACGAGCTCCACGGTTCCAACCGGCCCATTCCGCTGCTTCGAAATGATGATCTCGATAATGTTCTTCTTGTCAGATTCCTTGTCGTAGTAGTCGTCCCGGTACAGGAAGGCTACGATGTCGGCATCCTGCTCAATAGATCCAGATTCCCTTAGATCGGACATCATCGGACGTTTATCCTGCCGCTGCTCAACGCCCCGGCTGAGCTGGGACAATGCTATCACCGGTACTTCCAGTTCCCTGGCTATCTGCTTGAGAGTCCGACTGATCTGTGAAACTTCTTCCTGCCGGTTTGCCCCGCGGCGACTGTTACCTTGAATGAGCTGTAAGTAATCGATCAGGATCATTCCAAGTCCGCGTTCCTTCTTCAGCCGGCGACACTTGGCCCGAATCTCGTTTACCGTAATGCCTGGCGTGTCATCGATTTGAATGTCTGCATTCGCCAGCACCCCGACAGCTAAAGCCATGCGATCCCAATCTTCCGCCTCAAAGCGACCTGTCCGCATCCGGCTGCCGTCAATCTGGCCCTCAGCGCAGATCATCCGCTGCACCAGCTGCGCTGCAGACATTTCCAGCGAGAAAATAGCAACGGTCTCTTTCGCTCTGACGCCAACATTCTGGGCGATGTTCAGTGCAAAGGCGGTCTTTCCGACGGAAGGGCGCGCAGCCACGATTATCAGGTCATGTCTTTGGAAACCCGCGGTCATGCGGTCCAAATCGATGAATCCGGATGGAATTCCGGTCACACCTCGGTTGATATCCTTGGTGTTATACCGCTCCTCCGCCTCATCCCAAACCTGCATGAGCACTTGCTTCATTCCGACGAATTCCCGAGCTGGAACCGTTTGGTCGGACAGCTTGGACACCGCAGTCTCCGCTATCGCTATGAAGCCTTTGACATCTTGCTGCTCACCGGCATTGCGCAATAGATTCAACGCGACATCCACGGCCTGGCGCCGGAGAAATATATCCTGTACTCGCCCTGCGTAATGTGCAACGTTCGATGCCGTTGGCACAGACTCGGCCATTTTAGCCAGATAGCTGACGCCACCAATCTTGTCGAGCTCCTCGCTGTCCTGCAGCCTCCCCGTCAATGTGACAAGATCGACCGGCTGCTCGTCTTCGCGCAGTTGGCGCATCGCCCGAAAAATCCGTGCGTGACTTTGATCATAGAACTCCCCGCCCTGTAATATTTCCGCGACAATGTCATAAGCGCTCTGATCCAGCAGAATCGAACCGAGAACAGCATGTTCTGACTGTAGGTCAAAAGGATGTTCGATGCCCAAGCTCTCCAGCATCCCCTCACGGCTAAGCATTAGCGCCACCTCGTAGCAGTTGGCGGCCGCGTTCCCAATAGTTCGCCGGCGGCGGTGTGCTATCGGTACCCCACACCTCAAGATTTGCAATATGGGCTGCAGCTGCTTCCTTGCTCCGCTGGGAATCCATCTGATCCCCAAGCTTCCCGCGGATATCCGCAATTGTGGGAGCGAAACGCTCTGACAAAATGTATTTCTCCACATTTTCGTAGGCCGTTTCATACGGGAAATCCTGTAGATACTTGGAATAATGCTCTACGTTTTGCGGGCTTGCATCGAAGCCCGGGTAAGATCGCTTGATGATGCCGAAAAGGTCAATGACCTGAAGCTTGTTCACGTTTCAGTTCCTCCTCCCGAAGTCGTTCGAGCTCGTCAAGCTCGCGCTGTTGTTTGCTCTTATATCCTGTTTTCTGGTTGCCTGAGCCAAGGGCGACTGCTACGTGCGGCACCGCGGCAGTTATGGCTTTCGACTTCTCCCACTCGTCGAGAATTCGGGGAACGACGAAGTTAAAGCTTCGAATCTCATCTCGGGAATGGCGCGGCCTGTACTCGTCGAAGGCACGATCGATACAGGTCTTGATTAAAAGGGACGGCACCCCCGCTGCCACCAGCTGCTTAATTTCCAAAAAGTCAGAAGAACTTACGGCAAAACCCTTCCCTCTGCGCTGAATAAAATGAGTTTCGATTTCTTGGATGAGTCTGCTCTGTTCATGTTCATCTACTACAACTACAACAGAATCATCTGTAATATCTTTATTAGATCGGACATTTTTGTCCGAGTGACCGGACATATTTGTCTGATCACTCGGTATATGATCGGACATATCTGTCTGATCACTCTGCTGTGATCGGACATTTTTGTCCGGAATATGGTTAGTGTATTTCTTAGAATTTTTGACCGATAAGATGATTCCGCGAGGTGCCCGGGTCACCCTTATGTATTGGTGCTCCTCTAAGGCATTCAGCCAACGGCTTACCGTTTTATCGCTCACATCAAACCTCTCGGCTAATTCAGTTAGTTGTATTGGCTTATTCCCCAGGACGATGCCCCACACAACTCCCTCCTTCTCCACATCCTTAGTAGTGGAGCTGACGCACCACAGGAAAAGCCATATCGCGCTGCCTATTTTTTTGTAGTGTCCTGGCTCCAACAACCCTGAGTACATCGGGAAAGGGTAGCTATCGGGCATATACTCATCCCCTAAATTGCAATGATCTTTTCAGTGCTTGTGTGACGATGAACTAAGTGCAGCGCTGAAGGTAAATGCTTGGTGACGAACCAGTTTGTTGGATTCAAGCCTGCATCTTTGATAAACAATTTCTGTCGAAGAGTTGGATTTTTGCCGTTCTTCATCGGCCACCCCGTGACATGCTGAACATTTGAACAGCAAGCCTACCTGCTTGGCCATGGTGCATGAGCATGCCTGCTGATACTCCTTTGCCCATTTCGTCGATCGTGCTTGTCAGCATCTCAGGCATAGCATCACTTGAGGATACTTGAGCCACATGTGACCCAAGTATCCGCGCAACCGCCTTAAGGTGATCCTGAGCAGCGGTACCGCCTTGCTCTTGCGCTTCTTCCAACCATCTATTCAATACAGCCAGTTGTTCTTTCATATCGCACGCTCCCTCATTATTTTTTCTTGCCAGTCCTTAGGCCACGCCCTCGCTTTACAACGACTAGCTGGTATTTCAAAATGTCGGCGACCGTTACAATAAGACACAAACCGCCGAGTTCGAGCCTCGTAATAGAATCCGTTCAATGGTGGCGCCTCTTCAATTTCGATTTCAGAGAATAAATCCAATTGCTCCATGATCACATCGACCGCCCCCGATCATCCCGCAGCCAGATAATGCGGTGCTGATAATTCGCGCTTACAACCAGCCACCCAGGGTAACCAAGTTCAAAGTACTGAGTTACCTCCTGTTTGAATTGTCTTGGGTCACTGTGAAAGAAAGCCCATATTCGCTCAGAAATACCGGAGCGACAAAGTTGTATCCCAAATTCGTCAAAAATCGGTTCGATCAACTTTGCCTCACCATCTTTCTACGAGCAAATTACACTCCCTCTAGCAAATTAGAGTAGTGTATGATGCTTCTCAGCTTTTTTGTAGACTTGCAATAGTCACATCTCTCACAGCGCGAAGGTAAGGCTCCACCATGTTTGACCTCTAGGATTCTTGGCATGTTATTTTCTATCTCTTCCAATTCGCGCTCTATAGTTAAGTTATCTATTGCAATAATCTCCTTATCAGGGATTTCTTCTTTTGTAACAGCCAACAAGAGTGGTTCCAACCAGTTCTCGCGCTTAAATCGCCGCTTGTCTAACTCTGCATAAAGCGAGAGTTGGGTAGTATAGTTGTAAGCTACAACAAAAGACACCCAACCCCAACGTCTATCCCAGTGACGCTTACGGATATCCTGTGTCGTCTTAAGGTCAGTAAATCTACCTTGTTGTGGGTTATGAACATCTATCTTTGCTTTCCATATAGCACCGGCAAACTTGGCTGTAATGATAACCTCTTTATCTCCGCTCAGGACAAACATGCAAAACTCGTCATCTCTCAACGCTGAAATCATACGTTCCGCAACTTGGTAGGGAGCTCTAAGCTCCCCCTTATTTGAACCTTTGGTTAAGAAGATTTCAGGGTGGTCCGCATGAAATTGATCCAATACGCCCTCTGCCCATGAATGAACATAGGAACCTACTTTTAATGCCTCACTCTCGGGTTCTGACCATTCCCCTCGAATCTTTGCCATTGCGGACGCTTCGCATGTCCGAAAATCCTGATACTGGCTGTGGCTCAAGTAAAATGCGTTGGCCTCACGGGAATGGTAGTTCAGATTGTCCAGTTGCACCGTTGTCATCCCCACCATCTACACTCTTTTGCTTTGCCGCCTTGGCTTGTAGAAATGCTTCCTCTGTTTTACTAGCTTCAGTAGTTGACCCGCGAGATGGACCAAATTCGAAGTAATCTTCTCGTTTAGCCATGCCATCTCGCAGCGCCTTCCAAACCCCACCTATTCTCAGATAGTCGTTTTCGGTAAATGAATCGGCGCTACATCCCATGTATTTCTCGATTTGTTCCTTCGTAACGCCGAACTTCTCTTTGAATTGATGTAGTGCACTGCGTACACGATCAGCAAGCGGCTCTGTATATCCGGATACGAGTGTTTTTTTGCACTGATCAAGTGCAGCGTCCACAATATCACCTGGGATAACACCGAGAATGCACGCTCGCATTCGGCGGGCGCCGTTATTAGCCACTAGTTCATATATGTCCCTTGGGTCTTCCAGCCGCTTTATACTACCGCCAGCTTTTCGCTCATGCTTTACAGCAAAGGTCATTTGCCGACGAGTATTCGTTTCAATATCCCACGCATAAGCCATCACCTGAGACTCGCCACTCTTTTGCTCCAATTCGATCAGTCCGTAATCAATATTGCCCCAGCTTTGAGCTAAAACTTCTGCAAGTCTTATGGAAGGACCGTTAACTTTACTTCCACCACGAGGGAACTCATACTCCGCTTCCTCTGCCAGTTTCTTGCGCTGGCATGCCATCATGATTCGGTTAAATGCAGCTTGCTGATCCCTGGGAAATTGCTTAGCCATGAAGATTGCAGCTTTAACTTCCTCTGCCTGACGTGTTTTGACGCCTTCAGTCGTAACAGAAACCGCTCCCTGTGGAGTAACTGGTGGCATATAGTTGCTATAATCGATTCCTGCGTTATCAAATGACATGGTAAACCTCCTTCATATCCAATCTGCAACGGATACGCCATGATACCGCGCCATTGCATAAATACTGCGTTGGGACTGATGCCAGTATCTGGCGTCCTCCAGTTGCTCCCTTGCAACCTCCTCAATTTCGTCTGATAATCTCCGGAATTGTGGATGTTGCTCAAGAGCTTCAACAAGCTTTTTACTTAGTCGTTCCGAACGTCCCATCGCCTCAACTTGCTTCCATAGCTCGGCATTCAAATCGACTTCAAAATAACCTGTCACAAAATACTCCTGCCATTCGTGATAAGCACGCTCCAGAATCGTATCCGCCACATACGGGGCCAATTTATCCAGTGTTTGCTTTGGAATGTCCATAGCTCCCCCTTGTCCGCCCCTCGCACGTGTGCTACTATTGGAGCAACATTTGTTTAGATGGCCCGCCTGCCAGCGGGCCTTTTTTATTTCTTGCAATCAACGCATTTCGAGGATGCCCCGGTTCGTCACCATCATCGATGTATGCCCCGCAGCTCCCACAAAGGATTCCATCTAAAATCATTTCAGTAACGTCACTCATCCGGGTTAAACCTCCTTCCCTATGTAATGGAGTGGGCAAGGATTTGCACCTTACTACGGTTTGCACTTAGTTTCTCGTTGGTCGCCGGTTAGCATTTTGCACGGACCAGACTTCACCGCAAAGCCGTATTGGTTTTTATAGCCGACTATTGCCGACAACTTAAACGCCGGGATTTGCACCCTACTTCTAAGCTCACAGGCGTTGCGATCCCTTTTCCGCCACCACTCATTGATGCGTCAGCCGCATCTCAGGACACCGAACCGGGGGTTGGGGTTCGATGCCCGGAGACAAGGCTGAGCCTTGTCCGTATTTTTAGAGACCTGCTGCCTCAGTCAAAAGCCTGATCCCTTCCTTGCTGTATTGCTTGCCACCAAAATAAATCAAGTCATCTTGGCTACCGGTGATCGCGCATCCAGGTTGATATTTCCGAAGGATAATGTTCTCACCATCCACAAAGACCTCCATTGGATCGCTCTCGCCGATCCCAAGAGTACGGCGCAATTCTTTCGGAATAACCACTCTGCCCAACTCGTCTACCTTACGTACAATGCCCGTTGCTTTCATCATCTTAATAACCTCCAATTAATTGTTTTGATGTACGTGTTCAGCTTCGCCTTCTGTAATTTCGTCCATGGCAGTGTACATAGCCATTTCGATGTATTTGATAGTTTTTTTATCAAGACCCGCATCACGCGCTGCGATAATCATGTAGCCGATTGCCGCTGAGTTCGTCATGACCTACACCTCCTTGCTGCACTGGCGGATAATGTTCGTCCAGCACCTGATCGAGAGTGTCAGCAGCAGCTGCCATCTGCTCAGCATGGATATTGAGCCGGCGCTCCAGCTCACCCATACGCCAACCGCCTCCACGTGTCCGGCACTCTAATATAGAAGCAATGGCTGAGCGAATTGTATTAATCTCTCCCGGCTTGTCCGGGTTTGGAATGTATAGCATATTAGTCCTCCTATCCGATCTTTTGCTGCCGATTTTCGACGACCTGGCCAACTGCTTTATGTAGGCGCCGTAGTTGCCTATCCGATATTGCTTCAGGGTTTCGACAGTGTCTCTCTGTCTGCAGAGTGACGGCTACGGCTGCTTCCACAGTCAAGCCCTTATATCTAATGCGGGCAACCGCCATACAAACCGCTGCTTGCTCAGATGTTTTGCTTATCCAGCGAAACCTCATACTCAAGTACCTCCTGCACAGGTAATTCGTATCGATCAGCCATCAGCCTATAGACAGCCGTATGAAAATTCTTGCGTTCAGCGTCCACCCGATCACCAAGCATCAAGTACATGTCACGCATCTGCTTTGTTACCGACATCTGCGCCATCACTTGCAATGCGCCAACAATCATCAATGCCTCTTGCCCATCCAGTTCGACCACAAATCTTCCGTTGAGCATCGAGTTATCTCCCTGTTTCTGCCTTGCGCGATCGGCAAAGGACCGTTAAAATGGACAACAAGAGACTACTTAACCGTGTTCTCAGCTTGGACGTCCGGCCTGCCCGCCGGGCGTTTTTTATTTCAATTCTCGCAAAACGAATCATACTATGCAGATAAGCCTGCATTTCCAACTTCTTCGACGGATCGAACCGGTCCGGATGCTTCTCCATCCATTTCAGATTGTGTTCTGCATTGCGACCGGCACGCCTTGCTTCATCAGCCAGCTGCTCTCTCAACATTCGATCATCCTCCAATCATGGGTATCAAACTCTGTAGAATAGACAGACCGTCAATACCGCATATAAATGCCACCACTACTTCTCTCGCTCCTGTAATCTCAGCCCACTGGGTTAGTGTCCTTACGTCGAGTTCTTGCTGATCGTTCTCTAGTTTGCTTATTGCGCTTCGGGACCGGTGCAACCGCTCAGCGAGTTGTTCTTGGCTCATTCCTATGCGATCTCGACATGCTCTTAAGATCGCGCCGTATTTCAACCTTAGACCTCCCTCCGTTCGATAATCGAACAGACAAATTACTTGCTGGGGTGTACAGTAAAGACATACCATTCCTCTCACACCCCAGCCGTCGATCAAGCTAGCAGACCGGCGGCTAAACCCTCACCAACAAAAACAGATACTTCAAGTTCCCGCGTGTCACATCAGCCAAAACCCAACCTTCATTTAACATCTCATTCACTTTCTCCTCATCAGCCGTTGTGAAGACTTCTTTCGCGTCACTAACATTAATCTCCAAGGTGCTCACCTCCTCTCAGTTTCAGCCAACAATTTGAACGCTCTCGCGCTCGCTGGCCGCCATAAAATCATCCAATGTTTGTGGACGGAGTAGAATTCGACCAGCCACACGCACGTGTGGAAGTTCCTTTTCTCGAATTAGCTTTCGTAAGGTGTCTTTATGCACCCCCATATAAACAGCCGCATCGTCGATGTTCATCGTTGCCGGCCGAATTTTCTGAGTTTGCTCAATTATTTGTGGCAGCACCGAATTAGAAAATTCGTAGAAGGCCGCTACTAAATCTTCCTGCTGAAGTGGTCGTAATTTATCCATCTCCGTGTCTCCTTACTTTTTAATGACTTAATGATCAATTCAATTTGATTCAGAACTGTACTTCCTGCTGCGACCTCTGCTAAAAACTGCTGAGCGTCATTCACAATCCACGAGGCAATCTCGCTTTCCTTTTGCTCAGTCAGAATCGTCAAATCTGTAGTTAGATCAATCTGTCTTTGCAAATTGGCTATTCCTCGACGCAATCCGCCTCCACTTTCTTTGCTATTTCAGCAAAATTAAATTTAAAAAAATTCTCCATTTTACACTTTAGTTTCCTAGCTACAATTGGTAGTTGTTCTGCTTTTAATGCTGATTCGCCAACTTCATACTTTAAATAAGTCGAAGCATTTTTAAATCCAAGCGACTCCGCCATTTCTTGCAGAGGTATGTTTAATTCTTGCCGCCTGTCACGCATATATTCTAGGTCAAGTGATGTCGTTTTTCCCAAACCGCTCTCTCCTTTCATTTTGCTGAATTAGCAATCCTTACGTCTATATTACTTTGCTGTTTTAGCAATGTCAACTACATTTTTGTTGAATCAGCAAAACCTCTTTTTCCGTTTCGGAAAACTGCTATAATAAAATTGCTGAATCGGAAAAGAAGTGAGTGATCTTAATGATTAATGTCGGTCAAATAATTAGACGTTTGCGGGAGAAAGAAGGATTATCACAGATTCAACTTGCAGATAAACTGAACATTAACAACAGCGTCTTGTCTCGAATCGAATCCGGAAAGCGACATATTGAAGACTCCGAGTTAATTCTTTTCGCAGACTTTTTTGACACCAATATTGAATATCTTTTAGGTCGTACTGATGACCCGTCTCCAATTACAAAAAATAAAGAACTATCAGCGAGTGGAGATATTTATGTTGCTTATTTGGGTGGACCTAAAAAAGTATTAGACGCCGAGGAAGCCGCTCATTTGGATGAAGCATTGGAGATGTTTCGGGCTTTTCGAGAAAAACGAATGAAGGAAATAGAGAAGAAAGAACGGTAACAAGTCCACCATCCGCTTGGGAAACATTTGCGGTATACAAAGAAATAAGCCAGCAATGGCTTTTCTTTTTAACCATAATACAGAACATACGTTCTTTTTCGAGGGGGATCACAATGCAATTTGACCTGAAGCTTTACAAACCAACCGAAGTGGAAAATCGTATTAGTTCCGTTTATCAAGATAGCGGCATCGTTTCTCCTGCAGACATGGACTTGGACCGAATCGCACTCATTTTTAATTGTCACATCATTTATTCCGACAAACCGACCATGGTTCTATACGACGATGATCATGGCGGCTTGATTTTTCTTAGAGCTAACGCTCCCAGAGAGCAACAGCGAGAAGATTTTTTTCATGAAATCAGTCATCCGGCCTTACATGTAGGTTGCCAGGACAACCTGCCCGATTTATTTGTTGGTTTACAAGAATCTCAAGCTGCAAGCTTCCAACTTTATGCGGCCATGCCCTACTACATGTTGGCAGATATTACGCCTTGCCATACATTTGACGAATACTATACCCTGCTGTCAGAGACTTTTCGGCTCCCTCGCATCTTCGTGCAGCGTCGGATCGATCAGGTAAATCGACGGATACTCCAAGGTCATCAAGATCGTTACATACGTACACGATTCAACAATCCCGTATCGCATCGTTTCAGTCATACCGAAGAGACATTGCGCATTCTCAGGCAGCTCAATCAGCAACTAACTAAGAAACAGGAGGCCCTCAATTGATGAATGGTTCTGCGAATTATTACATGGTGAGGTGATCAAAATGGCCAGCATCCAGCAACGCGGCAAATACACGTGGAGATTGTCCATACCTTTAGGATATGATGCAAACGGTAAAAAACGGACTCCGGCAAGAAAGCCCTGCCGAATCCCGGATCCTTCACTTCTGCAATCTGTAGATAAATTGGACGAATTCGACCCCGCGATTTTGAAATCAACCAAATCTCTGAATAATTTTTTGAAAACTAGTACCGACGCAACTCTATTACGCCATGCGAAGAGATTACAAAAATTTTTTGAAGAGCAATTATATAAGTTCAAATCTGAGATCGAAGACGGCGATACGCATAACAAACAACAGCGTATTTCATTCAAAGCGTTCGGGGATTTTTGGCAGGAAAATCATATCCCGACCCTCGAATACACGACGCGCCAGAACTACAAATTTCACTATGATACAAGGATCCTCCCCTACTTTGAATCAATGTATCTTGATGAAGTCACGACCACGCATATAGTAAAATTTATGACTGACCTTCGTAACCCCGAAACAAAGATAGGCCGGCGGCGAAACGGCAAACCTGGGCCTTTAAAATCAGCGACGCTCGTATTTGTATATCGCGTATTGAGAAGCATTTTTTCGAAGGCCGTGCAGTGGAAAAAACTTGGCGAGAACCCGATGGAAGGTATAGATAAGCCAGCAGAGGACGATGTGAAGAAACCTGATGCATACAACGAAGTGGAGTTGATGCAACTCTATGAAGCATTGGATGATGATGTAAATTTCGATCCAAGGTACAAGGAGCCTCGTTACCGCATGGAACGTATGATATTGCAGGTGCTGGTCATACTGGACACCACCACAGGCATGCGCCGCGCAGAACTACTTGGTCAAAAGCGAAGCAAACTGGTATTCCATTACGATACCGAAAGTGATACCTGGGCGTGTACTGGCACTATCCTTGAAACCATCCCCGCATTCGAAGATGGCAAGCCCGTCATAAAGCTTCCTAAGAACAACGAGTCACGTTCGATGGCCTTCTCGCCTTCGATCGCATATATGTTAATGGAATACTGCAAGGAGCTGGAGAAGCAGTTGAGAGCTGCACAAGGGCGTGAGAATGTGATCAGTTTCGAGGAGGAGGATTATTACCTATTTCCGAACCTGAAGACCGGGAAGCCATTACATCCCTCAACGATCCGCAAAAAATGGGTCAGTTTTCATGAGCGTCATCCGCATTTGCGGTATATCCCTTTCCACGGCATCCGGCATACGGCAACGAGCATCATGATTGCAAAGAATGTACACAACCAAGCAATAGCAAAACGGCTTGGGTGGAAAAATGCAAAGATGGTGGACCACTACGGCAAAATATTTACAACCGTGGATGAGGCTTCGGCAGCTGTATTTGAGGATATTCTTCCCGCCAAATTGAAGATAAGAGGGCAATGA